TCAAGGATTGCGTTCGCGTGAGCGCGACGCTTTCTCTACCGCCTCCCGGAGCGCTTGCGCCCGCCTGAAGGCGCTTTGATCGAACAGCGCGGTCCCGATCCACCCCGCGGCAATGAGGCCAGCGATCCCCAAGCCGGCCAGGCCGTCGTTCTGCGAACGGAATCCATGGAAAAGAGCCGCGGCAGACAGCAGCGCCAACAGCGCGCACAGCGCGCGGTCGAGCCACAGGCCCGGCGGCAGCGGCCTGCGCACAGCTCAGCCCAACAGGTGAATGCGGGCTGAGCGCGGCGTTACATCGCAGGCGCGATGGCTTCGCTCTTCGCTTGGCTTGTGCGTCGGCCTCACGGCTTTCGGCGCCAGCACCAACTTGCGCGGTTTCATGGCAAATACTCCCTTTCAACTATTCTAGAGTCCAAAGTGAATATTCGCCTGCGCTTAAATCGGCGCCCATGGAGACTATTGCCGCGCGCGCATTGGCAGCGCGCAAATACGCCAGGATGACTCAGAAGCAAGCCGAAGCGGCTTCAGGCGTCAAGCAATCCAACATCTCGAAAATTGAACGCGGCGACACCGGCCGCTCCATGGCCCTGCTCGCGCTGGCACGCGCCTACCGCGTCGACCCCAACTGGCTCGACACCGGCGACGGCCCCGCGCCATGGGACGTACCCCAGCCAGGCACGGCGCGCGACAACGCCGGCGAACCTCCGGGTGCCTACCGGGTCACGCGCACGCCGCCGTCGGGTCCGTCCTTCAATCCCGGCACGCCCGGCACCGTTCCTCTCATCGCATGGACGCAGGTCGCTTCATGGAAGGGGGCCGCGCAAGGAGCGATCCAGGCCGAGCGGTGGCTTCCCTGCGTTGCGCATCACAGCCCCGGCAACACCTACGCGCTGCGCGTGCGCGGCGACAGCATGACCGCGCCGAGCGGCCACCTGAAGAGCTATCCCGCGGAGTCGATCATCTTCGTCGACGCGCAGCGAACGACGCCCGAGGACGGCGAGCGCATCATTGCCAGGCTCGATGCGAGCAACGAAGTCACCTTCAAGGTCTTCAAGCAGGAAGACGGCCGCCGCTGGCTGCTGCCGCTCAATCCGAAGCACGAGCCGATCCGCACCGCGTTCACAGTGCTCGGCACCGTCGTGGGCAAGTGGGAAGACGAGGATTAAGCCTCGCACCGTGCGCGAGTGCGAAGCGCGCGCCAGAGGTCAGGTTGCGTGCAGGTTCGAAGAACATAGTGAAGGCTCTCCTGTGGCCTGCATTCTCCGATCCTCCCTCCTCCAGCAGGCCATCTTCCAGCCCGCCCTTGTGCGGGCTGTTTTTTTGCCGACGCCGATCTGCGGGCAATAAAAAAAGCCGCTCGGTGGAGCGGCTTCTTGTATGGGTCTGGTAGGACGTACTGGATTCGAACCAGTGACCAACGGATTAAAAGAACGCCAGAGGGCGGCTAACCAGTTGATTCACAAGGAGAATTCAGATGCTGCTCGACGCTGCTCAAGAGGATCAATCATTTACGGTCCCTCCAGAGGACCCTGCGGTCCCTCCAGTCCCTACCGCCACCGGACCCCACGACCTGGAGGCCCAGCGGCAATGGGAAGATTACCAAAAGACCCGGGGCATCTGGCGCTACCGGGACTCACTGAAGCGCGAAGTCCAGCGCGGCGCCCGCAAGGGTGAAAAGGTCGACCGCGCCCTCGCCGGCCTGGAGCCGGGGCAGCGCATCGCGGACGACTTGATCGTTCCATTGGCCCAGGCCATCCAGGCGAAACAAGCCGAAGCCCACGAGGCCATGGCGGACCCCAACCTCAAGAAGACCCCCGACGACACCTGGGCGCTCCTGGCCCTCCCGGCCGAGGTCCTGGCCGTCGTCACGATCATGGCCGCGCTGTCCCGGTGCGAGCCGGCGCAGTTGCAAGGCTGTGCCCTGGACCTTGGCGGCAAGGTGATGCACGAAGTGGAGCTTCGTCTCTGGAAGGCCCGCGAGAAGGCGGCCGAGAAGGAGCGCAAGGAAGCTAACGCCGAGTGGAAGGCCAACCTCTACGAACTGATGGTGAAGCGCAACGACAAGGTCGATGAGCGTGTCTTCACCAAGTGGTCGAAGAAGGCGGACCTGTTCGCCAAGGGCGATTGGTCGCAACCGACCCGCGTTCGCGTGGGCATGGTCCTCCTGAGCCTGCTCGTCGAACTCGACGGCTGGTTCGAGGTCGCCCAGGTCAAGGACGGCCTCAAGACCAAGCTCATGTTCCAGTTGACTGACACCGCCCGCGCCTGGGTGGCGCAGCGCCACAACCAGAACGAGATGGCGCGGCCCTTCCTGCTACCAATGATCTGCGAACCCCGCGACTACGAGTACCTGCCAACCACAACGACCCTGGACGAAGAGGTCGAAGGGGAAGGTGCGTCCTCTGTGGCCGGCGAGTAGCACGAGTTGCTCTCGAATAAACACACGCAAGGTGACGACCCTGACGCCGTCCCTCTCAACCAACCATCGCTGACAACACCATGACCACCAAGCTGACCAAGACCATCCTCCGCAACACTGCCGCCCGACTCTGGGACGGCACCCCTACCGACCCGCGCTGCGCTCCGACCTCCGAGGAGTACATGTGCTTCGCCCTGGAGAGGGAAGTCGGCTGTTTGGCATCCGATTCCTTGGAACCCCAATTCCATGCGTTGCTGGAGACCCACGGGGTCAGCCTCGACGGCGAACTCGCACACAAAGGGGTGGCGTATTCCGACGCCGAAGGTCGCGGGGCAGAAGCCCAAGCCCTCCGCTTCGACTTCCTGAACCTCCTCGCTGAAAGCCTCTGACATGAACAAGCACGTCATCACCACGCCCGAAGGGCACCAGATCGCCATCGAAGTCCCCCTGGGCGCGCGCTTCGGCGACCCCGGCACCTACCAGGAACTGTCGAAGGCCATCGCCGCCGGCCTTCTGGCCGCCTACCAGACCTACCCGCCCGCTGCGGAGGTCTGATGCGACGCACCCTCGTCTCCTACGCCGTGCTGGCGCTCATCTGGTCCGTCCAGTTCAACGCCCAGGCCGCCACCGTGGTCTCCGTGCCGCGTGTGGTCTCGATCCCGCGCCCGGTGGTCGTCCCGCGCCCCGCCTACGTGGCGCCCAAGCCTGCCGCGCCGCACGTGACCACGCCGGTCGCTGCGCCGGCACCAAGCCACTCCTGGTGGCTCCCCATGTGGCTCGCAGCCTTCGTGGGCGCGAGTTCGTCTTCTGACGACCGCAAGTAGCACGAGTTGCTCATTCGATTGCATCGAGCGTCCTGGTGGACGCCCGGCCAGACATAGCAGGCCGGTTCCCTCCACGGAGGGTGCGTAGGGCTGGAGAAGCCCAGGCGGGTTCGATTCCCCGATGCGATCCCTCTCACCCCTCCCCGGCCCTCGTAGGCCAACGCTGAACTGGAAGCTGAAACCCATGACCATCACTGGTGGATACCTCTCGCTCAAGACCCGCGCCGTCAAGGCGCCCGAACATCGCAGCGCCCACACGGGCGCAGTTGACCGCCCCCTGGACGGCGCTTCGCTCGAAGCGCTCAACTGGATTCAGAAGACACGCTGGACGCTGAATCGGGAAGTCCTGGGGGTGGTCGAGGCCGCCGTGAAAGACGGTAGCCGCCTCGCGAGCATCCCGCCCGCGAACAACATCCCCGAACTCCCCCGCCTGGACGACGCCGCCTACCAGGCGCTGAAGTCCGACAAGACGCCCGAAGGCAAGAAGGCCCTCGCCGCGTACATCAAGCCCCGCGCCGAGGTCTACGCGAAGAACAAGCAGATGGAGGGCGAGCGGTTCAAGCTGTTCCGCATGCTCGACCTGGGCCAGCAGTTGGCGAAGGCCGACGTGCTGTGGTTCCCGCACACCTGTGACTTCCGTGGCCGCGTGTACCCGACCGCCCAGGACCTGCACACACAGGGGGACTCCCTCGTCAAGGGCCTCCTGACCTTCGCTGAGAAACAGCGCATCGGCGCCAACGGCCAGTGGTGGCTCTACGTCGCCCTGGCGAACGCTTTCGGCCAGGACAAGATTGCTCTGCAGGCCCGCGCCGACTGGACCTCCGACAACCTGAGCTACATCCTCGCGACCGCACGGGACCCTCTGGCCTGCCAGGACTTCTGGGCGCACGACAAGGTCGACTCGCCCTGGGAAGCGCTCGCGCTGTGCTTCGAGATCGCTCGCATGGCGGACCACGAGGCCATGTACGGCTCCCGCGCCATCGCCAGCTTCGAGTCGCATATCCCTGTGCGCCTGGACGCGACGTGCTCGGGTATCCAGCACCTGTCCGCGATGATGAAGGACCCCCTGTCCGCCGCCTGCGTCAACGTGCTGCCCACCGGCAAGCGCGAGGACATCTATGGCGACGTGGCGAAGGTGGCGCTGCAGCGCATCGCGCTAGACGCAGTCGGCCCCGACGAAGCGAAGCGCGTCCTCGCGCAGAAGTGGCTCGGCAAGGTCGAGCGCAAGACCGTCAAGCGGGCCGTGATGACGACCCCCTACGGTGTCACGGCGCCCGGCATCAAAGACCAGTTGATCGCTGACGGTTTCTGCGACCACTTCGAGCGCGGCGTCGAGCGCTACCAGGGCGCCGAGTACCTGAAGGACGTGGTCATCGCTGCCCTGGACGCCAACATCGGCGCACCCCGGGCGGCCATGAACTATTTCCAAGAGGTCGCACAGTCCCTGGCCGAGCGCGAGATTCCACTCGCGTGGACAACGCCCGCCGGCTTCACTGTGCGCCAGGCCTATCGCAAGTCGGACGTGAAGCGCATCGACACCCTGCTCGGATCGAAGCGAGTGCTGTTCCAGGTCTCGGTCCCCAACGAGGAGGCCGGACTGGATCGTCGCAAGCAAAAGTCGAGCGCGGCGCCGAACGTGGTTCACAGCTACGACGCGGCGCACCTGTGCCTCACCGCGCAAGCGATGAAGGCTGAGGGCATCCGCGACATGGCGTTCGTTCACGACTCCTTCGGCACGCACGCCGGCAACGTGGACACCTTGAACCACCACATCCGTGACCAGTTCGTGCTCATGTACGCCGGTCCGGCCCTCGAACAGTGGCGCGAGAGCGTCATGCACCACGCAGGCGTCGATGACGTTCCTGCACTGCCCACCCTCGGAAGCCTCGACGTGAACTGCGTGCGGGACTCCGAGTTCTTTTTTTCCTGATGACTAGCACGAGTTGCTTACCTCAAACCACACCATGTCCAAGCTGACCTACCCCACCATCGCTGCACTGATCGCCGACTTCAAGGCTGGTGCCAAGTTCGAGATCACAGGAAGCTCTAACGGGAACGACGGTCCCGTCATCTCCATGGTTCACGACTTCGGACGCGTGCGGGCCACTGTCGTCCGTCCCGACCGCCCCGGCGGTCGCGGCTCTCAAACCTTCGACCGCGAGGGCAAGGGCCTCAACCATCTACGACTTCTGAAGGTGGCTGACGCGCCAGCAGCACCCGCGCCGTTCCTGAAGCGCTTCGTGCTCGGCGAACCCGCGTACTGCCCGAAGACCCGCGAGACCGTCAAGGCCGTCGAGTTCGTCAACGGCGCTATCAACGTGACCCTGGTCAACGGCGACGGCATCGAGCGTGTATCGACCAGCTACGACCACGACGGCAAACACCACTGGGTCAAGGAGCGCTCGCTCGTGATCGGTGAACTGCCGCCGACCGTGAAGCCGGACGTGAAGGTCGAGGTCTACCTGTTCGAGAGCAAGGGCCAGCCCGGCATCTTCCGCGCATTCACTCTCGGCGAGCAGTGCGACTACCGGCTCTGGCGCCAGGTCGGCTACTCCCAGGTGGTCGCCCAAGGCCGTCAGCGCGGGTGACCCACTTCCCCCGACTGCGCCAGCAGGACCTCGGTCCGCTGGTCGCTCGCATGGCCGAGGCCGCGCAGCTTGCGTTCATCCGCGAGTGGCGTCGGTCCGGCCGGCCTCCCGAAGACCTGCATGCCGGCGCCTTGCTGGCCTCTGCGCTCCTCGGCTCCGCTGCCCGTGACTCGGGCGCGTTCCCCCTCCCCGCATGGGCCGAGGCCAACCGGCTCGCCCAAGACCCCTCCTCCCTCCTCAATACCGCGCCGGCAACACCGGCAAGCAACTTCAATGGCTGACAACAAAGCAAAGACCAAGATCGTCTACAAGGGCGCGACCCCCAAAGGTATCTTCACCTGGGCCTGGGTCGACAAGCCGGACAACTCCGAATTCGGCAAGGGCAAGTTCAAGTGCGCCCTGAAGCTCGCCAAGGGCGAAGGCAACAACGACGCCTATGTGCGCAAGCTCATCGACCTACACAAGGCCGCGAAGGGCAAGAAGGACACGAGCCCCGTCAAGGACGGTGACGCGATGGCCGAGGACAACGAGAAGCGCGAGAACATGCGTGGCTTCTGGGTCCTGTCCGCGAAGTCCAACAACAAGCCGGACCAGATCGACGCGAAGAAGAACCCGCTGAAGGCCACGGCCAAGAGCGGCGACTTCGGCAAGTTGTCGATCGCCGCAGCCGAGTACGACACGGGCGCCAACAAGGGCGTGACGCTGTATCTGAACGCGCTGCAACTGCTGGAGCGTCGCGCCGCATCGAGCACGGACGACTTCGACAGCGAAGACGACTACGAAGGCGACACCAAGGCGGCGGACACGACCGACCGCACGGGTGACGACGCTGGCGGCAACACGCCGGCCGATGACGACTTCTAAGTTGACCATCCTGGGCGACGGCGAACTTTCGCTCGTCGTCCCGGTGGAGCCGATGCCGGCGCCCCGCCCCCGCATGAGTAAGTGGGGCGCCTATTTCCCCGCGACCTACACAGCCCACAAGAAGGCAATTGCCGCTTCTCTGCCGAAGCGTGCGGTGCCCCTAATGGGTGAGTTGCACGTCGTGGTCGAGCTTGTCTGTAAGCGCATCGGTAAGTCCAAGTTCACCACGCCTGCGGGCGACCTCGACAACCTCGTGAAGCCAACGCTCGACGTGCTGACCCAAGAGGGTTACTACGGCGACGACCGGCAGATCACCGACCTCCGCATCTCCAAGCGGTTCCCGGTCGACGGCGAGGACCCGCACATCAACGTCCACATCAAGCAGTTCACCTCATGAACCTCATCGCCCGACTCCTCCCTTCCGTGCGTCTCATCACGGCAGGCATCACCAAGGCCATCGCGGCTCTCGAAGCGGTCGCCGCTCGCGAGCAACGCGCAGCCGAAGCCTGCCTCAGGCAAGCCAGCGAGCAAGTGACCAAGGCCAACGCGCACCGCGCCGAAGCCCAGGCCGCTCGCAAGGTCGCCAAGGCCATCAGCGACCTCGTGTCGTGAGCGACGCCATCTCCTGGACGGTCGGTGAACTGCTGTACCCCGGCATCTGGGTACGCGTCGGCGCTGGCGTCCGCTCTGGTGGGCTTTCGCTCACCTGACGCACCCCGGGACCTCCGGGTCCCCCTCTCATCCCCTCATTCCTGCTGACCAAACCATGACCTCCCGCCTCTCCCCCCAAGCCCGCATCGTCCTCAACCACCTGAAGAACGTCGGCTCCATCACGAACGTCGAAGCCAACGCGGTGCACCGCATCCGCTCGCTCTCGCGTCGCATCACCGAACTGCAGGCCACCGACTCCTATCGCATCGAAAAGGAGTTCAAGAAGGACTTCACCGGCCAGCGCTACGTGCGCTACAGCCTGCACCCGGAAGACCGGAAGTGCACGTGCTCCATCTGCGAAGCGAACAAGGTGGCAGCATGACCGGCGCCGGCACCATTGCAGCAGGCCTGTGGCTCCTCGCCGTAGGCTCGTGGATCGCGAACATCGTGAAGTTCGTTGGTCTCCTCGGCGGCGAAGTGACCACCATGTTCATCGCCCGGATGGTCGGGATTCCGTTCGCCCCGCTGGGTATGGTCCTCGGGTGGTTCTGATGCGCAAGTTCCTCGCACTCCTGCTGTTGCCCCTGGCGCTGCTCGCCGGCTGCAACGATGCCGACGTGGCCTCGCGCAACCTCTCGAAGGCGGCTGACAACTTCGAGATTCAGCGCCGTGTCGTGTTCTACAACGGCATCACGGGCGATTACATGCTGTCCATCGAAGGCCGCTGCGCCAAGGGCAACCAAGACGCTCACCGCGAGGTAACGATCACCTGCAAGACCGGCCCGAACGCCTACAAGAAGCACTTCCTCGGCCTGTCCGACAACGTGACTTTCTTCATCGAGCAGATCGATGGCGCGAACGTGAGCACGGATCACTACCGTGTGGTCTTCAAGCCGTCGGTGATCGTGCCCGACCTGGACATCCGCTGATGGACCGCACGAAGCGCATCCTGCGCGGCATCCCCGCGCTCCACGTCCGCAGCGCAATCAACGCGCTCGACCGCCGCTACGGCGCGGCGCCGCCTCTCGCGTTTATCCAGCGCGATATGGAGCGCCGCGTCGGTGAGGCCGTCGCCGAGAAGCTGTCGATGACCTTCGTCGGCCACGACTTCTCGTTCGATTCCGAGGTCTTCGAGATGAAGGTCTACGCCTTCACCGAGGCTGAGATGGCCGTCCTGGTCGAGCGCATCACCAGCGGTCAGCTTGGATGACCCCCATGCTCCCCTACCTCCTGGCCCGCCTCTGGTGGGACCTGTGGTTCCCCGGCCGCCCGTGACCTTCGTCGCCCTCTGGGCCGCGTTCTGTACGTGGCTCTGGTGGACCGAACGCCCTACTGTCCGTAAGGCGAACCAGCGGGTATTTCCGGCAGCTCCTCTCCTGGGGCGCATACCCGCCGCTCCTCCATGCTGCCGAGGTCCGGCTTACACCCTGGAAAGCGCACCGCGGCCTCCTCAATCGTGAGGTGGTAGCGAGTGAGTTCCAGGCCCTTGCCCGTCCATTTGGGCGTCCAAAACCTGTATGTTTGTACAGTGACCATGGGCGCGAATTTAGCGCACTTTTAGCCCCCTCGCCAAGACGGCCTGGGGGCTTTTTTTCGTCCACGAAATGAACACCCCCTACCTCCCCACCACCCTCAAGCAACGCGGCTACTTCGCAGAGTCGCGCCCCAACGGACGCTGGCTCGTGAAGGGCCGTGGCATGCGTCGCGAGATGTCCTTCGAGGAACTCCACGCACTCCTGAACCCGCCGAAGCGGCAGAAGGTCGAGGCGCCGAAGCAGTGAGCTTCGACGACACGACCGAGTCCACCCTGGTCTCCAAGGGGCCGTGCCCCGACTGCGGCAGCAGCGACGCCTGTGCTTCCTACGACGACGGCCATACGCACTGCTTCTCCTGCGGCGAAACGCACCAGGGCGACGGCAGCACCCGCACCAGCACTGCCCCCAAAGGGCCGAAGGAGTTGATTCGTAATGGCAGATACACCGAACTCCGCAAGCGCGGCATCCTGGAAGACACGTGTCGCAAGTTCGGCTACACCGTGGCTTCTCATGAAGGACGGAACGTCCAGGTCGCCACGTACCACGACGCCAGCGGCGAGCCCGTGGGCCAAAAGGTGCGCACTGCTGACAAGGACTTCTTCGTCCTCGGTTCACTGAAGCAGGCCGGCCTCTACGGCCAGCACCTGTGGCGCAGCGGCGGCAAGAAGCTCGTCATCACCGAGGGCGAGATCGACTGCCTGTCGGTCGCTCAGGCCCAGAGTCTCAAGTGGCCCGTGGTGTCCATCCCCAACGGAGCGCAGGGCGCCGCCAAGGCCATCGCCGCACAGATGGAGTGGGTCACCAGCTACGAGGAGATCATCCTCTGGTTCGACAACGATGAGCCCGGCCGCAAGGCGGTCGAGGACTGCATCAAGATGCTCCCGGCCGGCAAGGTCAAGGTCATCACGACCCCCTACGACCTGAAGGACGCGAACGACCTCCTCCGCGAGAAGGGCGCCCCTGCGGTACTCGATGCTGTTTGGTCGGCCCGGGTCCAACGTCCCGATGGTGTCATCTCTGGATCGGAACTGACCCGCGAGCGCCTCAAGGCGAAGGCGGCGGCCGGCTGGCAGACCCCGTACCCGCTGGTGAACCAGATGACGCGAGGCATTCGCCCGCGCCAACTCTGGGTCCTGACAGCCGGCACCGGGGTCGGCAAGTCCACCGATGCCCGCGAGTGGGCCTACGCAATGCTCTGCGAAGGCAAGCGCGTCGGCATGGTCTTCCTGGAGGAGTCGGTGGAAGACACCGGCAAGTACCTCGTGGCGCTGGATCACAGCATCCCGGCCGAGGACCTCGAAGACAACCCGGACATGCTCACCGACGAGCAGTGGGACGCGAGCATCGCCAAGCTGTTCAACGACGGCCAGGGCGGTGACCGCTACCAAGCCTACGACCACTTCGGCGCCAGCGACTCCGATGCGCTCCTGTCCAAGCTGGAGTTCATGGCGATCAACGGGGCCGAGTTCATCTTCTTGGACCACTTGACCATCGCCGCGACCGGACTGGACAACGACGGCCAGGACGAACTCCTGGTGAAGCTGCGCTCCCTCATCGAGCGGACTGGCGTCAGCGTCATAGCCATCGCCCACGTCCGCAAGGAGAAGTCGGGCGAGCGTTCGGCAGAGGAAGGCGCAGCGCTGAACCTGAGTGCGCTCAAGGGCTCGGGCTCGCTGAAGCAGGTCCCCGACGTGATCCTCGCGAAGGAGCGGGACCAGCAAGCGGACACCGAGGAGGAACGGGACATCTCGATGATCCGCGTCCTCAAGGTGCGGCGCGGCGGCAAGACCGGCCCGGCCGACTACCTCCGCTACGACCCCAAGACCGGGCGCCTCAAGCCGTGCCCGCCGCCGAAGAAGGATCACGGGTTCGATGACGACTCGGGCAGCAAGGACTTCTGACGAAGTCGCACGCTCGCTGCTCAAGTCCTCCCGCTACCGCGCCAAGCGGGATGGCATCCGCCACACCCTGACTCTCGCTGACATCAACGTGCCTGAGCGCTGCCCCGTGTTGGGCATGCGCCTGCGCAGAACCAAGGGCCGCGCCGGCCCTGCATCCCCCTCTCTCGACCGCATCAATCCGCGCCGTGGCTACGTGCCAGGGAACGTGGTCGTCGTGTCGTGGAGGGCCAACGAAATCAAGAAGGACGCCACTGTCCACGAACTGGAACTGGTGGCCCGCTTCTACCAGCAACTCGAATGACCGGAACCAACAACACCGAGGTCGACATCGTCGACACCACCCTCGCCATCGAGGGCTACGCATCCCTGAAGAACCACGGCGGCAACCCCGTCAAGGCTGTCCAGGCCGCCTACAACACCGCCGCGAAGCGCGTGACCGCCTCAGGCCGCCTGCCCGTGATGGTCCGCGTGATCGTCCATGTGGCGCCCCAGGCTCTTGACTTCGAGAGCGATGCCCCGCTGACCGGCGGCGCGTGCAGCCTCGAAGGCCCCTGCGAAAGCTGCCAGTGATTGAGGACCGCACCGAGGACGACTTGGTGTGGGACCTTGAGACGAACGGCCTGCTGATGGAACTCGACCGCATCTGGGTCATGTCCATCGGCAATGTTCGCACTGGCGACGTGGTCACCTACACGGACCACGACCCTCGCTTCCCGTCCCTCGCGGACGGCGTGAAGCGCCTCTCAAGCCACGTCAAACGACAAACAACGAAGCGCCGCTGCACGGTGGCGCACAACGGAATCAACTTCGACCGCAAGGCCCTCAAGAAGGTGACCGGCGTCGACATCCCCCTGTGGGCCATCTTCGACACGATGGTCATGGGCCGGCTCCGCGATCCCGAGCGCCTCGGCGGCCACAAGCTCGAGTCCTATGGCATCGAGATGGGCATCCTCAAGGGCGTCTACGACGGCGGCTGGGACGCATACAGCGAAGACATGCGGGCCTACTGCGGCCAGGACTCGGTCGTCACCATCGCGCTGTTCAACAAGCTGCGAAACGTCACCACCTGGGGTGAGGCGGTCGACCTGGAGCACTGGGTCTCCTTCCTCATCGACCTGCAGATGGAGAACGGCTTCCGCCTGGATGTGCGCGGCGGCGTGCGGCTTGCGGCTGAGATCGACCAGGAGCGTCAGGCGCTCATCGCCGAACTGCAGCGCGTGTTCCCACCGATGTATGTCGGCGCGGGCACGAAGACCCCGAAGAAGTCGATCAACTACAAGGCGACCGACAAGCGACCCGCATACAGCGTGGTCGAGGGGGCACCGTTCACCGAGATCACCCTGCAGGAGTTCAACCCAGGCAGCGAGTACCACGTCGACCGGCGCCTGTTCCGCAAGTACGGCTACCGACTCCCGACGACGGACAAGGGCAACCCGAACATGACGGAAGCGGTGCTGAAGAAGCTCCACTACCCCGAGGCCGCGTTGCTCGTGAAGTTCTCCCGCGCCGAGAAGCGCTGGTCGCAACTGGCCGGGCCGCCGAAGGTGAACAAAGCAACCGGCAGACAGACCGGCGGCGGTTGGCTGCACCACGCGGACGACAACGACCGAGTCCACGGATACGTGAACTCGAACGGTGCCGTGACTGGTCGCATGACTCACCGCATGCCGAACAGCGCGAACATCGACAAGGACCCGAAGATGCGGGCGCTGTGGATTCCACGCGAACTGTGGAAGCTCTGCGGCATCGACGCCGAAGGTCTGGAGCTTCGCGTGCTCGCGCACTACCTCGCGCGGTACGACGGCGGCATCCTGATGCGGCAGCTCCTCGAAGGCGACAAGAACCTCGGAACCGACGCCCACTCCGTCAACAGAAGGAACACCGACCTCGCCTCGCGGGACGGTGCGAAGACCCTGCTGTACGGCTCGCTGTACGGTGCGGGGGACGAGAAGGCCGGAAACATTTGGATCGCCGATTGGCGGGCCAGCGGCAAGCCCGAGGACGAGTGGCCTGCCTGGGCATTCGACATCGGCAAGCGCACGGGCGCACGCCGCCTCAAGTCCGCTACCGCCATCGGCAAGGTCGTCAAGGCCCGCCTCATCAACGGTATCAAGGGCTTCAAGCAGCTCAAGGACGACATCGCTGCTGCCGCCAAGGAACGCGGCTGGCTCAAGGGGATCGACGGTCGTCGCATCCGCGTGCGTCACGCGCACGCTGCACTCAACACCCTGCTGCAAGGCACGGGCGCCATCGTCATGAAACGTGCTCTTGTGATCCTCTACGAGGACCTCACGGAGCGTGGGCTCGTGCACGGCGTCGACTACGGCTTCTGCGCCAACGTCCACGACGAATGGCAGATCGAGTGCAGGCCCGAGCTGGCTGAACTCATTGGCAAGGCTGGCATGGCCGCCATCACTCGCGCAGGCGAGCACTTCAACTTCCGCTGCCGTCTCGACGGCGCATTCGATATTGGAACCAACTGGCATGAAACTCACTGACCTCCAAGAGGTCGCGGGGATCGCTGCGTCCGTCTTCGCCTCGTGCGTGATCGGGGGCGGTGCCCCACGCGATGCCTTCCTGGGCGGCCCGATCAAAGACATCGACGTGTTTGTGGACACCCGGCACGACCTGCGCGACTTCATGTCGTCCGTCGAGACGCTGGCGCAGAAGCTCAACGGCTCCTGCTCCTACCCGCAGGCCGGGACGCACGAGTACGACGAGGAGATCGTGGACATCGCCCTGCCGGGCGGCATCCCGCCGCTCCAGATCATCCCCATCTCGCGCTGCCCGTTCACGGATGTCTACGACTACGACTTCGGTCTGTCGCAGATTCTGATGACCCCCAAGGGAGCACTGCGCACCGACGCGTTCGACAGCGACGTGCGGGCGAACACCATCACCTACATGGGCGACGAGTCCTGGGACGCGAAAGGTCGCGAGCGCAGCGCCAAGCGGCTGCTGCGCATCCGCAAGAAGTACCCGAGCTTCTTTCCGATCAACTGCGACATCCTGGGCGTCGGTGCCGAGCAGTGAAGGGTTTGCTCGACGGTGATGAGGCGATCTACAAGGCCGCCGTCATCAAGAAGGAGGACGTGGACTGGGACAGCGACGACGGGCAAGCCGTCTCGCGCCCGCCTACCCTCCGAGAAGCCAAGCGCACCCTGGTCGATATGGTGGACTCCTGGCTCCGCGCCGCCGGCTGCGACACCCTGACCTTCGTGGTCTCGCCGCCGGCCCGGGGCCTGTTCCGCCGGGGCCTGTTCCCCTCGTACAAGTCCGGGCGCTCCGAGAAGCCCGAGGTCTACGCGGAACTCGAAGCCTGGGCCATCGAGCGCTGGGACGCCGTCTGGTATCCCGGCCTCGAAGCCGACGACACCATGGGCGTCCTGGCTGGCAAGGGCACCACGATCATCTCGTCCGACAAGGACATGAAGACGGTCCCCGGCCGCCTGTACGTCCCGAAGTCCGGCAAGGTCGGAACCATCAGCCCCGAGCGGGCCGACTGGCAGTGGATGTACCAAACCCTCATGGGGGACTCGACGGACGGCTTCGCTGGCTGCACCGGCTGCGGCCCAAAGGGCGCGGAGACCCTGCTCGACCGCTTCTCGACCATGCGCGACTGGTGGCCCGAAGTGGTCGCCCGGTATCGCCAGCCCAAGACCGGGAAGTTCAAGGACTTCCCGCCCCAGGACGAGAGCGACGCGCTGACCCAGGCGCAACTTGCCCGCATCTTGCGGCCCAACGAATACGACCCGAAGGGCGGTGGAGTCTTCTACCGCTGCGGTCCTCACGACATTTCATTCAATGCACATGAACTCGCAAGGTAACTACATCCCCATGACGGCGCACGGCATCGACGCAGCTTGGGATCGCCCGGCGGACCCGGTGGACCTTGTGCCTCTCGCGGGCTATGCGCCGACCAAGGCGACCGATGCCGCGATCAAGGCCGACGACGGGAAGGTCGACGTAGCCCTCGTGCCGCCCGAGGCCATCTTGGAGATCGGTCGGGCGTTCACGTTCGGCGCCAAAAAGTACGCGGCACACAACTGGCGCAAGGGCTTCAAGTGGATGCGTGTGACCAGCGCAATGCTGCGCCACGTGTTCGCCTGGATGCGCGGCGAGGACAAGGACCCCGAATCGGGTCTGAGCCATCTCGCGCATGCCGGCGCGTGCGTCTGCTTCCTGCTGGCCTACGAGGTCACCGGGACCGGCGAGGACGACCGCTACAAGACGGCATGACGCTCACGCCGCTCTACCGCGTCCTGGCAGTCCTCGCGCTGCTCGGGGCGCTCCTGGCCGGCGGCCTCTGGTATCGCGCCTCCCTCATCCAGGACGGGCGCGACCTGGAGGCCCAGGCCGCCGCCGTGCGCCAAAGCCTAGCTGTCGCGTCCGCCCGAACCAAGGCCGAAGCCGTGACCGCCCAAGTCACCCGCGACCTCAACTCCCGTCTCCTCCAACTTCAGAACCAGCATGACCGCATCTCGTCTGATCTTTCCGCTGCCCTGGCTGATTCCGATCATCGTAATCAGCGTCTTGACGCTCGCGTTGCTCGGCTGCTCGACGAAGCCGCCGGCCTACGTGCGCGAATTACCTCCGCTGCCAGCGGCCCTGGCGGCCCCGCCGGAACCCCTCCTCCCCATCAAACGGAGCCTGCCGGAGACGCGACCGTCGCAGACCTCGCCGAATCGGTAGCCCAGAACTATGAGATTTGCCGACGCAATTCTGAGCGCCTGGGCGCGATTCAGGAGTTCTACGAGGGGCTGCGGGCCGGCCGCGAATAAACACACGCAAAGTGATGCCCGCCCTATCCTCATACCTAAGACTCTTAGGTACGAGGAAGGCAAGCTCCCGACCGACCTGCCGGATTCGGACGGCCTCCGCGTCGTCGCCGACTACCTGGAATTCCTGATTCCGGCGGCGGACGCCCTGGCTCTTGTTCGGGCGCGGGACTACACGGCGGCCCACGAACTCGCAGGCGTCCATGAAGCGATCCACACCATCCGCCAATGGGCGGTTGACCTGGACGAACTCAACCGGGCCACGGCGGCGCAGGAAGGCGAAGTCCAGTGACCTGGCTGCGTTCCTTCGCCGTGAGGCATACCCCTTTGCTGCTGACTGGTCTGCTCCTCTATTGGGACGATGCGCGACGCATCTCCTGCGAGTGGATGGCCAGCTTTGCGGCGCTGTGTGGTTCGAGTCTGCCCGGCCGGGTGAGATCACCCTCCACCTGTACGTCTCCCCCGGCCTTCGTGGTCGCTGGGTGACCCCCAGAACTCTCAAGTACCTCGCCGCTTCAGCGCGAGCAACCGGCGCCCACGGCGTCTGGGCCTTCCCTCTCCCCGAGCACCGCCGTCTGGTGGAGCGCCTCGGGTTCCTGGGGGACGGTCCGTTCTACCTCCCCCTCCATGTCCAAGCCCAAGACCCCACCCCCGCCGCCGCCTCCGCAGCCGGATGCGCCGGCCGCTAAGGCCATCTTCGGCGCTGAAGACTCGCCCGTCGAGACGGTGAAGAAGCGCTCCGCACAGCGGCAGTCGCTGCGAGCCCAGTACCTCACCGCGCCTCCGGGCGTCGGAGTGAGCCTGTGAAGCTCCAGGACCGCTACAACGAACTGATGCCGGACCGCGATGCATACCTGCAACGCGCCCGCGCCTGTTCCGCGTTGACGGTAGCGAGCGTCTGCCCACCCCAGGGCCAGACTGCCTCCAGCGTCCTCCCCCAGACCCACCAAAGCTTCGGCACCCGAGCGTCCATCAACCTCGCGTCGAAGCTCCTCATGGCGCTCCTGCCACCTGGGACATCTTCGTTCAACCTGAAGGTCCCGGTCCGCACGATGCTCAAGCAAGGCGTGCTCACGCCGCCGCCCGAGATCGTCAAGGGCCTCGCCCAGTGCGAGCAGTTGGTCAACTCGAAGATCGAGGCGCTCCAGTGGCGCCGGCCGACCTACACGACCCTGCTTCACCTGATCGTCGCTGGCAACATGGCCGAGTACATCACGCCGACTGGCGCGATCAAGCAGTTCCGCCTGGAGCAGTTCGTCTGCGTCCGGGACTGGAATGGTCGCGTGATCGAGCTTGTCACTGCCGAGCAGATGAAGGTCCGCGCCCTCCCTGAGTATCTGCGCTCGCGCACGTCGAAGAAGGAGGACGAGACCGCTGTTCTGTACACCCGGTTCGCCACGCGCGACGAGGGGCGCTACACGGTCCAGCAGGACCTGGACGACCAAGTGGTCGAGTTCGAGGCTGCGCACCACGGCCTCATGCCTGCGAACGCGCTGGCCTGGGAAGTCGTTCCGGGCGAGAACTACGGCCGCTCGCACGTCGAGGCGAACTACGCTGACCTGGTCGGTCTGGATGCCACGGCGCAGCAGCTTCGCGAGAGTGGCGCTGTCGCGGCCCGCAACCTGATCTTCGTCGCGCCCAACGCGGCTGGCGGCAACCTTCGCAAGCGGATCGCCGAGGCTCGCAACGGCTCCGTGCTCTCCGGGCGCGGCGGCCCCAATGGCGATGTGCAGCCGTTCCAGTTCAACAACTCGGCGGCCATGCAGACCATGTCGGCCGAGAAGCAAGACCTACAGCGTGGCCTGGCGCAAGCCTTCCTGCTGACTGGCGACCTACGTCGGGACGCCGAGCGCGTGACCGCCTACGAACTGCAGATGCTCGCGAGCGAAATCGAGACCGCCCTTGGTGGCGTGTACTCCCTGCTCGCAACCGAACTGCAGGCGTGGCGCATTCGCAAGCTCATGGCCCAGATGCAGAGCCGCCAGGAACTCCCCAACCTCGGGGACCAGGTCGACATCGAAGTGACCACGGGTCTCGAAGCCCTCGGCAAGGACGCGCAAGTCAACAAGACGCGCTCCCTGTTCGGGCTCATCAACGAGATCCCGCCCGCCTTCCAGCAGGAGGCCGCGATGTTCTTCAAGTTCGACACGATCCTTACACCCACCGTGGCCGCGCTCGGCTTCCCCGGCTCCATCAAGGACGGCCGGGAGGTCGCGCAGGAGAAGGCCGCGATGCAACAGCAACAGATGATCGCTGACGCCACCAAGGCGGCCGCCGGCCCTGTGGCTGGCGCAGCGGCCCAACAAGCACTCAACGCTCAATGACGACCGAAACCCAAGGTTCCCCCGCATCCGCTCAGACTCCCGCCGGAACACAGGCAAGCGCAACCCCTGCAGCGCCCGCCCCCGGGAGCCCCGAGCACCGCGCCGCGATGATCGCCGCCTACGATGCTCAGTTCGCGCAGGCCAGCGGCGAAGCCCAGCCTGCGGCCCAAGGAAATCCGGCGGCTACGGCCCCGGGCGCCCAGGACCCTGCTGCGAACACCCCGAGCCCCAAGCTCACCGACCCACCGGCCGACCAGGTCAACCCGAACAAGCCCAAGGACTCCGAGGCACCCAAGGACGGCGAGACGCCCCTTGACGCCCCGTCCCTCGGCGCTCTGTTTGAGAAGGGCGACGTGCTCAACGCGCTTGGTGCCGAGAAGGTCCCCGATGAAATCGCAGCGGACCTGAAGAAGCTCGGCCTCACCGACGAGCAACTCGCCGGCCTGAACGCCCGCGTGCGTGGGCTGCTTGCCCTGGAGACCGAGGTCGCCACCACGAAGCTCCACACCGCCGCTGGCGGCAAGGCCGAGTTCGACGCCCTGGTCTCCTGGGGCCAGAAGAACCTGAGCGCAGAGCAACGCGAGTATTTCGATGGACAACTCAACGGCCCCATGGCCGCTGAAGCCATCGCGGTGCTCAAGCAGCGCATGACCGCCGGCCAGGACCCGAAGCTCACCATGGGCAACGGGGCCGCGCAGCCGGTCGTGAGCGGCTTCCGCTCCAACAGTGAACTGGTCGCCGCAATGGCCGACCCGCGCTACTGGACCGACGCTGCGTATCACAACGACGTGAAGCAGAAGCTGGCCGTCAGCACGTTCTAACTCACTGAGGGGCAACCCTCGTCCCTCGCCTGCATCGCCTGATGCGGGCTGGCGCCGCTCGTCCCGAGCCGCGCTTCAACACCCCTCGCTCCTCCCGTCCGTCCGCTTTCTCAAGCGGCGGGGCGGAGCACATCCCCCTCAGAAAGAAAGAAGTCGCAATGGCTTTCAGTGCAAACGACGGCACGCCCGTCGCATTCGGTAAGGGCTCGACCGCTGACGACCGCAGCCTGTTCCTCAAGCAATTCGGTGGCGAAGTGCTCACGGCCTTCATGGCCCAAACCCTGACCGCAGGCAAGACCCGCGAGAAGACCATCGGCGCCGGCAAGTCCTGGCAATTTCCGCGTACCGGTGCTTCGCAGGCCGGCTACATCACGCGCGGCAAGGAGCTGATGGGCAACAACTTCGCGACCGACGAAGTCACGGTGACCGTGGACGCGCCCCTGGTGGCCGTGCATGAACTGTGGGACCTCGACGTGCTGATGACGCACTTCGACGTTCGCGGCCCGATGACCCAAGAGATGGGCGCTGCCCTGGCTCGTACCTACGACCAGAACGTGTTCCGCTCGGTGGCAATTGCTGCCCGTACCGCTCCCCTGTCGGGTATCCCGAACTCGGGTGGTTCCGTGGTCTCGAACGCCGGCCTGCTGGCGTCGGGTGCCATCGATGGCATCAAGTGGATGGAGGCCATCCGCGAAGCCAAGCGCGACAAGCTGGCTGCGAAGAATGTGCCCCAAGGCACCACGCTCTACATGGTTGTGAATCACGCCGTGTTCGATGCGATCAAGTACGCGCAGATCGGTGGCGTCTTCGTCAACCTGAACAGCATGATTTCGCTGGCTACGGCCGGTGTCGGCGCCGCTGTGACCGAGGCGATCCGCTTCGAGGGCGTGACGATCTTCCCGTCGAACCTGCTGCCGAACGCCGATGAAACGGCCAACGTGGACGTGTACGCGAAGTACCGTGCGAACTACAGCAAGACCACGGGTCTGCTGTGGGCACCGGACGCTGTGGCGTCGCTGTCCCTCCTCGGCGTCACCGTCGAGCAGGGTCGTGACTTCCGCCGTCAGGAAGACGTGCTGATCGCCAAGCGCGTCAACGGCCACGGCACGCTCCGCTCGGAGCTGGCCGTCGAGTTCGCTCTGCCGTAAGGCAACCCCTGGAGGCCCCTGAGAAATCGGGGGCCTCCTTTTTTCGTCCCCTTCCCAATGCTTTCCAGACTCCAAGCAATCAACCAGATGCTGATCGCCGTGGGCGAACAGATCATCCTCGTCGAAGTCGAGGGCGCAGGCGACTACGCCAACTGCAGCGCAGTGCTCGATGCCGAGACCACGAAGGTATTGGCAAAGGGATGCTTCTTCAACACGGATCGTGAGGTCGAGCTTCAGCCCGACGCGAACGGCAAGATCGCAGTAGCAGACAACATTCTGCAGATCGACCCGGTCGACCCGTCCCTACGCATCGTGCAGCGCGGCGGTTTCCTCTATGACCTGGACAACCAGACCGACGTGTTCACCGCGCCGGTGACCGTCACTCGCATCCTGAACTTCACGTTCGAGCAGTGCCCGTTCACCGTGCAGCGCGAAGTCGTGGCCCGCGCGGCCATGACCTACCAGCGCGGTTACGTCGGCTCACCGCAGCTCGACGCCTTCGCCAAAGAGGAGCGCCTCGAAGCGACTGCCGACGCGCAGGACGCCGAGAGCGACAGCGACGACTACAACATCTTGGACAACCCCGACCTCGCATACCTGCGGCGTCAAACCTATCGCCGAGGTATCTGATGGACGGTCTCCTGCAGCCGCGCATCGGCGGGCTGTATCACGGCGTCAGTCGCCAGGCCCCACTCCTGCGCTCGCCGAGCCAGATGCAGGAACTGGACAACTTCCTGCCCTCCGTCGACATCGGCGGCTGGGTGGACCGCAGTGGCACAACGGGCATCGCTGCCCTCAACCCGGCGCTGTACGCACCCGGCAATCACCACTTCTTCCGCACCACCGATGGTCAACGCTGGGTCGTGCTGAAACGTGCCGAGAACGGTGCTCTCGAAGTACGGAACCTCGTCAACGGTGCGCTCGCGTCCCTGAGCTATGGCCCATATGTGCAGAACTACATCGGCTCCTCGCAGAAGCTCAAGTTCCTGAGCATCGCAGACACCACCCTGATCCTGAACCCCGCCGTGGTGAGCCAGGTCGCCGTGCCGCCCGTGCCCGCCCTCGAATCCTGCTACGTCGTCGTGAAAAAACTCTCGACGGCTGCGCAGACGTTCACCGTCCTGTCGTCGAGAGGCACCGCGACCTGGGTGCTCCAGGCCAACCAGGGCAACCTGGTCACGCGTGACTTCGTGGCGATGGCCTTGACCAACACGATTGTTGCGAACATGCCGGGCGTGAACGCCTTCCGTGTCGCGGGCAATGTCATCAAGGTCAGCGCTCCTGCCGATGTCATCGCATCGCTCACAGCATCGAACGACTGGGACGAGGCAGCGACGCTGTGCATCAAGGGCCGTGTGACCGCCCTGACCGACCTCCCGCCGACCTTCGAGTCTGGCGTGCCCATCCTGGTCGACCTCGGCCAGGGCGAAGCCAAATCCGCGTACTACGTGCGCTACGACACGGCGAAGAATGCATGGGTCGAATGCAGCTATCTGCCGAACTCTGCGACGACGGCGGCCCTGTCGGCGGGAACCATGCCTGTCCGGCTGCATCAACTCGGCGCCAACAGCTTCGAGCTTCAGCCTTGCGACTGGGCGCCCCGGAAGGTTGGTGACGACGAGAGCAATGCGCATCCCGGCTTTGTTGGCAAGCCCATCACCGCGATGGCGCAGTGGAAGGGTCGCCTCTGGCTCGCCGCAACGGACACCGTCTACAGCAGCCAGCCGGACGACCTGTTCAACTTCTATCGCGCCTCGGCTCGCGAGGTCCGCCCTGCCGACCCTGTGACCCTGCCGGCCGACACGCCGGACGTGGGGAGCGTTCAGCATCTCGTGGCCTTCCGCAACAAGCTGATGGTCATGTGCGACACGGCGCAGTTGGAGATTCCCGGTGAGAAGCCGATCACCCCGACCGACGCAGTCATCGGCGTGGCGACGCGCTACCAGTTGAACGACGGTTGCGAGCCTCGGGTCATCGGGGACGCTCTGTACTTCGCCGGTCAGACCGAGGGGCGCTCGACGCTCTGGGAGTACAGCTACGACGACGGCTCAGCCAACAACGTCGGCGAGGACCTGTCGAAGCACATCCCTGGTTATGTGCCTGGGCGCGTCACGCGCATCCGTGGGTCGGCTCAGGCCGGCCGGCACTACTCGTGGACCTCTGCTGATCCCGCCACCTTGTTCGTCCACACGGGCTACTTCAAGGACTCGCAGCGGGCGCAGAACGCGTGGTCGAAGCTGACCTTCCCCAACGTCACTGCGATCCAGGAGTTCTGGGTTTACGAGGGCACGCTGTACCTCCTCGCGCTCGGCGCCGGGTCCCTGTGGCTCCTGTCCGTTCCGGTCGAGGCTGACCTGGGCAGCACCCCCCGCGTGGACCTGCAGCAGGCGGTCCAGATCACCTGGAACGCTGCGAGGAACCGCAGCGAGGTCATGTTGCCCTCGGGATACCAGGTGCTCCCTGGCCTGTTCCTGCAAGTCGGTAACCGTGCCTACAACCTGACGACCGTCTGGGACGGGACGCAGTGGCTCGCCCACTTCGCCTCGAAGCTCACGGAAGGCTTCGGCGTCCTGGGCGTGCGCTACACCCGCCGGGCCACCTTCAGTCCGTTCTACGCGACGCTGGGTGACGACAAGCCGACGCCCCTCGGGCGCCTGCAGGTCCGCAACGTGGTCATCGACGCACTGGTAGCCGGCGACTTCACGGCGACCATCACGCGGGCCGACCGGGTCCAGCAGACCTACCAGCGCTCCCCGCGTGTCGTCGGTGAGGCTCTCGTGCCTGACATCGGCTTCAACACGCAGCACCGCATCCCCTTCAACAGCAAGGGCGACGCGGCGGAACTGACACTGTCCTCGACCTCCCACGCCCCCATGGCGATCACCGGCTTCACCCTGATGGGTCGGTACACCAACCCCTTCGCGCAATGAACCTCCGACCCGTTGAACACGGCGACACCTTCGAGGTCGCAGCAAGGCTTCGAGCCTGCGACCGACAAGAGATCGCCCTGGGCAGCGGGCGGGTTCCTCTCTACGTCCTTCAGGACGCTGTGAAGGCGGGATTTTCCCAGGCCATCTGCACGGACCAAGACGTGCCAGTAGCCATCTGGGGCATCGCGCCCCTGACCCCTGGGGTCGGCTCCATCTGGATGCTCGGCACACCCGAGCTTGAGTCGATCCCCCTCTCATTCCTTCGCGCCTGTCGGCCCGCCCTCGCGCGGGCGCATGCGCTCTACCCCACCCTCGCCTGCGCGGCGTGGCGCGAGAACGCGCTGCACCTGAACTGGCTCCGGTGGCTTGGCTTCACGGCGAATGACGTGGGGCACCCCCATTTCATTCCTCACTACCGTCATGTGTGAACCAACCACCATCGCGCTGCTCGCGGTTGCGGCGGCCGGCGCCTTCGCGCAGAAGTCGGCCAGCGACGCTGCAGTCATGCAGCAGGCCGAGACGGCCAACAACAACACCCGCGAGGGCTATCGCGTTGCGCAAGAGAGCGACCGCGCAGCTCAGGCCCAAGCCTTCGAGGCGCAGACCGATCGCACACGCAAGGCTGCACAGCAACTGTCTATGGCCCGCGTGATCGCGGCCGAGGGCGGCGGTTCCCTGGCGGCCCGCGCCATCAACATCAATGCCGGCGCTGCCGAGGACTACTCGCGCATCGACGCCTCCCTGGCGAACCAGCGCTCGACCGTTCGCGGTCAGGTCGCCGCCGCGCAGACCCAGAACGCTGACGCGCTTGGCGCGGCCAACGCAGCCTTCGGCGCGAACCAGATTCGCTTCCTGTCGTCGATTGGCTCGGCGGCTGCGGGCGCTGGCGCCCGAGAGTACGGGCAGTCCGTGCAGCGCACTACCCAGAAGAACCTGGAGGAAGACTACCTCCTGAAGAAGGACAAGTAATGGCCGGCGAAGCATCGCGCAAGTTCGACTCCACCCCCACGCGCTACAGCGACGTGGGCAGCGCTGCCGACGCCCCGAGCGTCAACACGGCAGCCTACAAGGCCACAGCGGCCCAGTACACCAATGACGGTCGGGGCCTCGCTGCCATCGGCGATGCACTCGGCTCGTTCTTCAACGCGGGCCAGCGTGCTCTGGAGACCGTCGACGCGGTCAACCACCAGCAGGACCTGATCCAGATCGAGCGCGAGAACCAGGCGCTCGCTAAGCAGGCCGTGACCGACGAAAAGCTCGGCAGGCCCATGGACCCGCAGTACGCGGACCGTCACGCCTACGCCGGGACTTACCAGGTCTCCGCAGCCGACGCCCACGCCTTCGAGCTTGCCGAAGGCCTGCGTGCGCACATGGCGAAGCAGCCGCTCGACGGTAGCGTGGACCTCAATCAGGTCGCCCGCGACTACTTCAAGGAGCAGGTCGGCTCGGGCACCGGCAACCCTGACTACGACGCTCGCATGCTGTCGCAGTTCAGCAAGTCGGCGGACCAGCAGATCGCCCAGTACCAGGAGGCCAGCCGCGCCACCGTCCTGCAGAACACGACCGCCGAAGTCATCGAGCAGTTCACGCAGCGCGTGCTGTCCCCCGAGGGCATCACGACTCCGCAGTTCGCCGAGATGCGCGAGCGCATCGGGAACATCGTGCACGGCGATACCGTCATGCGCGACAAGGTCCTCATGTCGGCCATCGCGGGCGCGGTGCAGAACGACGGCCAGGGCCAGAGCGTCCTGCGCTCCATGCAGGAACTCGGCCTGGATAAGACCGAGCCCGAATACTTCAACCGCATCAGCGGCGAGGTCCTGAGGCGCACGAACGCCGTCAAGACCTACGACGCGGGCGAGGCGCTCCAGCGCTTCCATCAGGACATGGCGATGGAGAAGGGACGCTACCCGCATGGCATCCTGCCGCCCGACCGCGTCGCTGAGTACGCCCGGCGGGCCTACACCATCGACTCCATTCATGGCGTCGGCCTGGACAAGTTCGGGCTCGTCGGCGAGTGGCAACGCGGCCTCCAGAAGGAGGCAGGCGTCAACCTGTTCCTGGCCGCCAAGCGCGGCGACTACGGGACCCAGGATTCCATGCGCGTCGCGTCGTCCTTCGGAAAGGCCCCAGGCGCCGTGCTGTCGGAGCACTACGACGTGGGCATGTCCCAGGACGCCTCGGCGCTCTACCCAGCCCTGGCGGCCACGCGCGACGGCACTGGCCTCGTGCGCCCCATGGCGAACGACGAGGCCCTGCAGTCCTTCGCGCTGTACTCGCTGGACAAAGGGACCCGAGCGGCGTCTCAGGACACGATGAGTGACACCTACAAGGCCGAGATCGGCAACCCTCTCATGGGGCGCGATCCCGCGCTGATGGAACGAGGCTTCAACTTCTACAACACGCTGCTCAAGGGCGGCATGACGAAGGACCAGCTTCACCGCTACTTCCCGAACGAACAGGCCGAGAACACCTTCTGGGCGATGCAGATCATGTCCAACGGCGACCGAGGCATCAAGCAGATCGCCAAGGACCTCGTGGACCGTCCCTACGACGCCAAGGACATCGCGGACGTGGCCCGCACCGGGCACATCGACCTCGCCGCCGTGGCGCGGAAAGGCGGCGTCACGGGCCGGCCGGAGGAAATCTCGAAGAAGATCGAGGAAGCCCGCACGAGCGCCCTGCTCGACAGCGTGGACCGAAAGAAGTGGTTTGGCAACGCGACCGTCGCCATGGACTCCAACGAGTCCGCCACGTTCGACGCGCTCCTGCTCGACCAGTTCCAACTGCACAAGCGCACACGCGGCGCGATCAACCTGGACGACGCCATCAAGGCCGTCGCCGGGCAGACCGGCAAATACGTGGTGGTCCCTGGATTCGATGGCGCCCTCCAGGCTGTCCGCGACCCCTTCGGGGGCCAGGGCCGCCAGATGCTGCATCCGCTGAACGAGGACCCTTCGCACCCGCTGGCTGTGAGCAAGGGCTACGCCCCGATCTACGCGCCAGGCACGAAGGTCACGAACGCCCTAGGCGACCAGGAAGACTTGGTCGTGACCTGGGCCGAGGACGCCAGCGCAGCCCACAAGCTGTTCCCTGGCAAGGTCGCCGAGGGCTCGAAGCTCTACCTGGAGCGCCCGAACCGCAGCGGTCTGTCCGCTGTGCGCGACGGCAGCGGCCAGGCGATCCAGTTCATGCCCGGCGAATCCGTGGCGCTGCGCACCGGCCCCAGTTCGCTGTTCAACAGCAAGGCAGGGCTCACCGCGACGCCGGTGCCCACGGACCCCAAGGAGGCTGCGGAGTTCTTCCGAAAGAACCTGGGACCCGGCTGGTACGCGCAGCAGGACGGCTTTCACGGCCCGAATGGCCAAGGCTTCACCCTGTACTACGGCGCCCGCCTGAAGGTCGGCGAGAAGGAGCGCGACACCGAGATCGCGAAGCGTCAGAGCCTCGTAATGAAGTACCGCAACGGGACGCATGTTCAGCCCAACGGCGTGACGGACCTCCCTGGCGGCGCGGCAATCGTCTACCCCAAGCCCTGAAGCAATGGCACTCCCTGACAACACCGACCCTAACAAGCTCGGCGACCAAATCCTCCAGCAGCAGATCGACAAGATGACGCAGCGCGGCGAACTCAACTTCACCTCGTGGGCGCAGTCGAGTCGGCCTGCCTCTGGCTGGAACATGGAAGCCTTCCAAGGACTGATGCAAACCCAGACCCCTTCCACCCCGGCCTTCCAAGGCGCAAGCACGCCCATGGGCTGGCTCAAGCTCGCGAAGGACGACATTGGCGGCGCCGAGGGCAACGAGACCTACGCCTACCACGGCTCCCTGAGCCCTGAACGCAAGGCCGGAAAGTTCCGCGTGACCGATGGCGACAACGTCAACGGGCACGAGGTCAGCGTGGGCTTCGGCTTCAACCTGACGCAGCCCGGCGGCCGGCAGTTGTACGAGGCGGCAGTCGGCAACGACGGCCCCGCTTACGAGGACGTGCTCAATGGGCGCAAGCCCATCTCCCAAGCGAACGCGGTGGCCCTGCAGGAATACATGATCCTGCAGAAGAACGCGATCCTGGATCGTCAACTCGGCGGCACCCCGATTCGCGACCACCAGCGTGCGGCCCTCGTCTCGATGCTCTACCAGGGCGTCAACCCGAAGGCTGTCGTCGAAGCGATCAAGCGCGGCGAGCCGGACGCCCAGATTGCGGACCTGATCCGGCGCAGCGGCCCGGCGGGCTTCGCATCGCGGCGCAACCACGAGGCCTCGCGTTTCATGGGCGCCGCCGCCGAGAAATACTTCGACAACTCGACCAACCGCATCCCTGGCCGCACGGCCGAGAGCGTCGCGATGGCCGAGACCAACCCGCGAGATCGTCACTGATGGCCCTGAACCCTCGAAGCATCGAGCGCCTCAAGGGCGTTCACCCGGACCTCGTAGCCGTCGTGGAGATCGTCGCCAAGGGCTCGTTGAACTTTCAGGTCTCTGAAGGTTTGCGGACGCCTGAACGCCAGCGCGAGCTGGTAAAGGCCGGCAAGTCCCAGACGCAGAACTCCAGGCATCTCACAGGCCACGCTGTGGACCTGGTGGTGCTGAACCCGGATGGCTCTGCGAACTGGGACTTCGCCATGTACGAAAAGCTGGCGGACCGAATTTTTAAGGCCGCGTCTATCCGCCGCGTGCTCATTGAGTGGGGCGGTCACTGGAAGACCCTGCGGGATGGCCCGCACTTCCAACTCCCCTTCAGCAAGTACCCCTGACCCCTTTGGAACCAATGGACCAATCGAACCCCACGACCGCTCCTGCGGTTCCCCTCTCAACTCCCTCCCCCGTCGTCGACCTCTCGCCGGAGCAGAACGCTCCTGCCACCAACCTCACGCCTCAGACGGGCGTCCAGGAAGACGAAGTAGCCAAGCGGCTCAACGCGCCCGACTGGGTCGACGTTGCGAACGCTACGTGGCAGATCGAGACGATCACCGGCCAGAACCTCCTAGGTATCGCGGCTGATCCTGCCGGCCCCGACTCCCCCTCGCAGACCTTCGACCCCTTTGCCTACTTCGGCGCGAACCGCGAGCGCTTCGGTTTCCTCGCGCCCTTCGTGGCCCATGGCGTCTTCGACAACGTCCGCAGCGAGGCACAGTTCCAGCGTTATGCCGAGAAGGCGCGGCAGAACATCGAAGCACGCGAGCTGATCGCACGTGGCGACGGCGGCAGCACCATTGCCAACATGGCGGTGAGCCTGCTGGACTTGCCCACCATCCTGAGCTTCGGCGCCCTGGGCGTCGGTATGCGGGCTACGAGCCTCGCAGCTCGTGCTGCGGTTGGCGGCACGGCTGGCTTCCTGGACGCTGCGGTCGCCGAGGCCGCCCTGCAGGGTATGGACCCAACCCGCAAGGGAGAGGAAGCCTTCATGAACATCGGCACCGGCACGTTCATCGGCGCCGGTATGGGGCCACTGTTCCGGCATCTCCCACCCGACAGCGCCCTGCGTCCCGGGCACCCCGAGAATCCCATGCGCGTCGAGGCAGAACACCCGGTCGTCGAGCACCGCGTGGGGCAGACCCCCGAGGAAGCCGGCCACGTCGGTGGCTCGGCAGGCGCTATGGCCGTCCGAACGGGCGATGACCGTATCGCTACCGGTGGCACAGTGTCGTCCGCCCTGGACAAGGTCTTGAGCGCCCCGACACCCCTGGGCCGCATGAACGGCTATAGCGGCAGCGGCCAGTCCGCCATCGCCCAGCTGTACGACCTGGGCGGCCTGATGTTGGAGAAGAACAAGCGCGGCATCGCGCACGCCCCGGAAGCCGAGGCCTACGTCGTGATGTACAAGCACGAGGGCCAAGCGCTGATCCGCGACATGGAGACCACATTTCGCGAGACGGCGGTCGACCTGGGCAGCAGCAACCTCGGCCACACAGTCGGCGGTCTGCTGGACCAAGCGACCCTTGGCGCCGTGGATCGCCGCGCCCTGCCGCGCCAGCAGTTCTTCGACCTAGTCGACGAGCAGCTTGCGGCTCGCATGACGAACAACGTCCGCGCGGACACCGAGGCGCTCGAAGCGCTCAAGGCGCTCGGCCTGGGCGACCAGGAAGCCGCGAAGGCCCTGGCAGGCGTGAAGAAGGCTGCGGAGTCCGCTACCCGGTTCATGGACTCCATGATGGACGAGGCTGAGCGTATCGGCCTGGCTGACCCGAAGCTGCGCAAGCAGAACTACGGCAAGCCAATGATGTACATCAACGGCGCCATCGACCAGAACCAAGGCGCCATGCGTGCCATCGCGCTGCGCCACTTCACCGAGAAGCCGAGCCCCGAGTTCCTCATCGAGCACGGGTACATCAAGGACCCCAATGCTGGCCCGGTAGCCCCGTCCGGCGCAGCGACCACCGGCCCAGCTCACGCCGACTGGAAATCCATCGTCGACTCCGGGGACCTCAAGCTGCAGGGTGACATCCTCACCCACTGGCGAGGGGCCATGGAGGACGCGGCGGCCGAGGAGGCAGCACAGCGCGTCATCTCGGCGCAGCAGAAGCAGCTCCGAGCGACCCAGGAGTTCGAGGCCATCTCGGACGGCCTGGACGGCGCGAAGGCCGACCTGAAGGACGCTAACCTGAAGATGATGCGGGCGCGGGTCCGCGAGTCCGAGGCGAACTGGCAATCCCGCAATCTGGCGTCGCTGACGCGTAGCGCTGAGCAGGCGGAAGCCAAGGTCAACGACGTGCTGTCGCGAGTCAAGCACCCCGACGACCTCGCCGAGGACCTACGTGTCCAGATGGCTGCTGACGGCTACAAGCTCGACCAGCAGGCTGCGCGAGTACGTGCAGCCGAGAGGCCGGTCTCGGAAGCTGAGGCGGTCGTCGACAGCCTGAAGGGCGAGAAGGCTCCGCACGTCGCAGACCGCGAAGCACTGTCTCCGCTGGCACCGGAACACTGGCAATCCGAGCGAGACCTCGCGCATACCCAGGAGCAACTCGCCCGGATCAACAGCGACCTCCGCGACGCCTACGCAGCTCGCCGGGCGGCTCAGGCTGACCTGCGCACCGCTCGTGCGGAGTTCGAGGCCACGGCCGCCCAGCAACGCTTGACTGGCGATTGGAAGGCCGCAGTGGACAAGGAGGTCCAGCGCCTGATCGCCCATGAAGGCGAGGCCGTGCTGGCCCCAGGATTCCGCTCGAACCTCATTCAACAGCGTGAGCGCCTGGATGCTCTGCGCCGCGCCTATGACGACGCCGTCAAGGCGTGGCGGGAGGCTGGCGAGGTCTACCGGGGCAACCGGGCGGGCCTGAAGGTCAGCCGCAAGGAACTGGCCCAGACCACGAGCGCATTGCGCAAGGCGGTGTTCCGCCAGAAGCGCGTCGAGGGCGCGACCCCGCTGTCCCAGTACGTGGACTCATGGGTCGACTCAATGCGCGGCGCGGACCGTGCACCAGGCGGCATGCTGCTGGATCGCGACCCGCGTACCGGGCGCCTGCAGGAGCGGACCATCGAATGGTCGACGCAAGAGCTGAAGGAACTCAAGAGGCTCGGGTTCGTCGAGACCGACGTAACGCACATGATGGAGCGCTATGCGCAAGACATGGGCGGCGAGATCGCGTTGCACAAGGCATTCGGCGGCAAGTCCCGCGAGGACGTTCTGCGCGATATGAACTCCGACTACCAGGCGCTCATCGAGAAGGCCACCGACCCCAAGGAGATCGCCCGCCTCAACAAAGCCCGCAAGGCCAATGAGGAGGACATCGTCGCCGGGTGGGATCGCATCAAGGGCCGCCACGACTTGACCGACAACAACGGGCTCACCTGGTTCGCCGACAAGATCGGCCGCATCGGCCTGTTGCGCTACATGGGCGGGTTCATCTTCTCGGCTGCTGGTGACATCGCGACTGCCGCTATGGCCGCGCGTGGTGGTGCTGGCGGCTTCATGAAGTACGCGGTCACGGCCGGCAAGGACTTCCGCTACATCCTGGAGCAAGCCCGCAAGGGCGACCCGGGGATGAAGGAACTCGCGAAGATTCTCGGGACCTTCGAGAACGCTGCACACATGGCGACCTCGGATCGCGCCCTCGGGCGTGGCTCGGCTGCGGACCTGATCGGCTTCGGCACGGGCAGGACCCGAGAGGTCACCGGAAAGGTCGACAAGTACCTGGGCCTCGCGGCCGACAAGGCGAACGCCCTGTCCCTCCTGCGCGGCTTCTCGGACTCCGTGCGTCGCAGCGCGGGCCTCGTGCAACTGGCGAACCTCGCCGAGTGGACGAAGAAGGGATGGTCGAACCTCGACGCCGGAAAGCAAGCGGACCTGCTCGCCCTCGGGATCGGGCAGAACGAAGCGAAGCGACTGGGCGCCCTGTTCGAGAAGCACGCGACCGTTCACGAGAACGGCCTCGTGTCGCCGAACATGCACAAGTGGCTCAAGGACCCCGAGGGGACCGAGATGGCCGACTTGCTCACGACCGCGCTGGAGAAGACGCAGCGCCGCGCCAGCTACACCAGCGGCATGGGCCACCAGCCCCTGCTGATGGACAAGTGGTACGGCAAGCTGTTCCTGCAGTTCCAGAGCTACGCCTTCCAGTTCTACTCGAACTTCATGCGCACGGGCGCACAGCGCATGGCGCTGACCCCAGGAGATGCCAAGGCCTACCAGGCCTCGGCGCTGGCCCTCGCGGCCGGCGTGCTGACTGCAGAGATCGCGTACTGGCGCAAGGGCGAGAAGCCCGACCGCGAGTCGAAGGCCTACGCCTATTCGATCATCCAGCGCAGCGGCATCCTCGGCTGGACCGGCTCCTACACGGACGCTGGTGTGAAGCTCCTCGCGCCCACCGTCGCAGGCAACGCCTCGAAGTACAGCCAGAACTCCTGGCTCTCCAACATGCTCGGTCCGGGCATGGGGACCATCGAGACCCTCAGCGGTCTCGGCGCCGACGCCGCGCGTGGCGAGTGGTCCGACGCGGGCAAGAAGGCCAAGACGCTCGTCCCGATGCGTCAGCAATACGACCTCCTGAACCGCCTGTTCGGCAATCAACCGTGATGGGTGCGTGAGCACCGTCCTCAACCAACGATGCTCACCACCTACACAACTGACGGGACCCAAACCCGTTTCACTTTCAACTGGCCCTATCTCGACCGCGCCCACATCATGGTGACACGCGACACGGCTCCCGCCATGTTCAAGTTCATCGGTGACTACGAGGTCGAGGTCAAAACCTTGTTCGGCGAGCCTCTGCCCGCTGGCGAGGTCCTGAAGATTTTCCGGGTGACCCCGGACCTTGTGTCCTTCGCCGAGTTCAAGGACGCCTCGAACCTCTCGGCCCAGGACCTGAACCGCGCTCGCCTTCAGGTCCTCTTTCTCATTCAGGAGCGCTCGGGCGGAATCGCCGGCAGCGTCTCCCAAGTTGTCCAACTGCTCGTCAACGAGATCGAGACGCTCTCCGGGGCACTGGACTCTCTGCAGTATTCGCAGGGCCTGCTAACCGCCGGCCTGCAAACCATCGACGAGTTGGGCACACGCATCACCGTCGTCGAAAACGAGGGCGACGCGCTGTCCCAGGCGATCAACGACGCCATCGAGAACTTCGACGGGACGCTCGGGGCCATCAGCACCCGCATGGATACCGTCGAGGCGCAGCAGAACAATCTGCAGGCGTCGGTCAGTTCGCAGATCGCGACGCTCGTCTCCAACGACCTGATCCAGGCGTCCCGCGTGGACACCCTGAAGGCCCAGGTTGACGCCATTGACGCTGATGAGGGTACGGAGGCACTGGCCGCCTCCCTGATCCAGGCCGCTGTCGCCCAAGTCAAGAACGGCGTGGCGCTCGCGCAGCGCATCGAGACGCTCGAAGTCCAAGTTGGCGACGACATCCAGGCACTGATCCAACAGGAGCAGACTGCCCGCGCCTCTGCCGACGAAGCGCTCGCGCAGCAGATCACGACGCTGCAGGCAACCATCAACGACAACATCGCCCAGGTCATCGAAGACATGAGCGCCACGGTGGAAGCTGTGGACGGCAAGGTGACGAACCTGAACGCTCAGTACACGCTGAAGGCCCAGGTGCAACGTGCGGACGGCAAAAAGGTCATGGCCGGCATCGGACTCGCTGCGACAGCCAACAACGACATGAGCGGTAGCGAGATCGTGATGATGGCCGATCGGCTTGTCTTCGCGGACCCCAACGCTCCCGAGGGCACCCTGCGTCCCATGTTCGTCGCCGGGAACGTGGACGGCTCGCCGACCTTCATCATCCCCTCGAATGCCATGGGCGACAGGACCTACCCGGGCCGGCTTCTGGTCGATGGGTCTATCGAAGGCCGCAGCGTGGCCGCGAACACGATCACAGGCGACAAGCTCAAGGCTGGGTCGATCACTACCCGCGAGATCGACGTGAACCTCGGAGTCAACCTGCTGGTCAACTCGACCTTCGTGCAGGGCCTGGATGCATGGAGCACAGGCGATGTCATCGGTGGTGGGCAGTTCGGCATCAACGGCGCGGGCGCCGCCTGGGCGCCAGTGGGTGGCTTCGCAGCGACGATCTTCCACGGGAACATCAACTGGAACGGAACGCCCATTTCGGACCGCTACGCCGAGATCGTGACCACCTCGGTCCCAGTCGCGCCCGGGGATCGCTACGAGTTCAGTGTCTACACCGGGATGCACCGCTGCTACGGCCGCGTATACGTGCAGTTCCTTGACGCATCAGGGAACCCGGTCAGCGCTGCGGCTTCGACAGAAGACAACTCATTCGAGGCTTCGGGCGGTCAGCTACTGTCGTCGTGGAAGCGACTCTACGGGTTCGCCGTCGCACCATCGAACGCTGCCTCCGCGAAGTTAATCATCCGTAAGGGTCCGACCCTCCCGGGCTACAGCGATAGCTGGGGGATGTACACGCTGCCGTTCCTGGCAACGGCGAACCCGAACCAGACCCGCCCTTCCCCGTGGACGCCGAGTGGCCTGGGAACCAAGATCACGCCGAACGGTATCTCGACTCCAAGCCTTTCCGCGCTCACCGCAGTTATCGGCCTCCTGCGCACCGCAAGCAGCGGCGCCCGCCTGGAGATCGAGTCCAACCAAATCCGCGCCTATGACGGCAACAACGTCATGCGAGTCCGCATGGGCGTCTGGTAATCAACGGAGGATCGAATGACGACAGGTCTCCAAGTTTTCGACGGCAGCGGCAGGATCACCTGGGACACCAACAGCTTCACGGGTCGCATCCTCGGCTCCGTGGACGCCGGCCCCGGCGCGGGCTCCATCTCGCACGGCGGGCTGGTTGACGGCATCCCCTTCGCGATCCCCGTGATGGTGCTGCCTGACGCGAGCCACCCGCTGCTCCAGCTCGGCCCGTTCGCCACGGCACCAAACGTCTCGTTCTCCGGTACGACCATGAGCTTCAGCCGCCCCGGCCCCGTGTCGTGGCAACCCTACCCGGGCTGCACCATCTGGTACGGAGTGCGCTGATGGCGGCAGGCATTCAATGCTGGGGGGACCATGGTCTCTTCCAGATCGACGGCAGCACGCCCATGCTGTCCTTGAAGGACAAGGGTTCCGGCACGACCGGGGGCCTCTTCTCAATGAGCAACGCGGACTACGTGAACTTCAGCCTCGGCTCAGTTCCGTATTCCCCCGGCGACCTCATCGCGCTCCAGTGCTACGGAGCGCCCATCGCGCTCTCGGGGAAGAACCTCGACGGTTCGGCCCAGGTCATGGCACTCGGCGCCAACGTGAGCTTCAACTGGTGGCGCTACTGCCGCCATATCCCTTCGGGGACCAACGTCGGCATGGAGATTTACGACGGCAGCGGCTCGCTCATCTACGACACCGGACGCCCCATCCTGCAGGTCGTCCAAGAGATCGGCGGCTCAGGGGACTTCGCGCTGCCCGGGGGCCGTGCCTACGCCGTCCTCACCCAGCGCACCTACTCCCGCAAGGAGAAGGACGTGCGGGACAACGGCACAGGCTTCGCGTGGATTCATGTGGACGCGTACCACGGGTTCATCCAGTCCACCGCCAGCGGCTTCCACGCAGTGAACGAACTGTTCGCAGGAGGCTTCGTGTCGGTCGTGGGCCGCATGGACCAGCAGGGCATCGACTTCAACACGTACACGCTTGGCGGTAACCAAGACAACCTGTTCACCGTCATCGACGTGACGAACACATAACCGAAAGAACAATCAATGGCATGGTATCGCGCCGGGACCGTCACGGTCTCTACCGGCAGCACCGCTGTGTCCGGCGTGGGCACAGCGTGGAACTCGAAGGCCAAAGCCGGCGAGGCGCTGCTCGGCCCGGACGGCAACCTCTACGAGGTTGCGAACATCTCGTCGGACACTTCGCTCGAACTCGTGAACGCCTACAAGGGCGCCGCAATCGTCGGAGCGTCCTACGTCATCATCCCGACCCAGAGCTACATGAAGCTCCTGGCGGGCCAGGTGGCGGAACTGATCGCCCTGTACCAGCAGGTCCCCGCAGATGCAGCCGATGCGGCCCAGAGCGCCGCCGAGGCCGCTGCAAGCGCTTCTGACGCCGTGGCATCGCAGAGCGCCGCCGCCTCCAGCGCGAGCGCCTCTGCGTCCAGCGCATCCGACAGCGCCGCGAGCGCCGCTGCTGCGCTGGGGTCGAAGAACGCCGCAGCGACCAGCGCGACCAACGCAGCGACCTCGTCTACAGCCAGCGCGAACAGTGCGACCGCCGCAGCCTCAAGTGCGAGCGCAGCGTCTACCAGCAAGACCGACGCTGCTGCGAGTGCAACGGCAGCGCTGTCCTCGAAGAACGCTGCTGCGACCAGCGAGACAAACGCGGCCACGAGCGCCTCGGGCGCCTTGGCGTCCAAGAACGCAGCCGCGACCTCTGCGACGAATGCAGCGACCAGCGAGAGCAACGCGCTGTCGTCCAAGAATGCGGCGGCCACGAGTGCGACCAACGCCGCAACAAGCGAGTCGAACGCACTGGCGTCCAAGAACGCTGCAGCGACCTCTGCGACGAATGCAGGGACCAGCGCCACCACCGCGACCACCAAGGCCAGCGAGGCGGCCAGCAGTGCATCCAACGCAGCCACCAGCGCCACCAATGCGGCGAACAGCGCGACTGCCGCCGCAGCGAGCGCGGCCAGCATCGCAAACGGCCCTGTCGCCAGCTTCAACACGCGCACGGGCGCTGTGACGCTGACCAAGGCAGACGTAACCGGCACCGGCCTCGCGAAGGCCGACCTGAGCCTGGGCAACGTCGACAACACCAGCGATGCCAGCAAGCCCATCAGCACAGCCACCCAGACCGCCTTGAACGGCAAGGAGCCCACCATCGCGGCCGGCACGACCTCGCAGTTCTGGCGCGGCGATAAGACCTGGGCGGACTTCGCCACCACTGTTCGAGCGGCGGTCCTGACTGGCCTGAGCACCGCGACATCCACGGCCGTCGCAGCCACCGACACGGTGCTCGCCGCCATCGGAAAGCTGCAGGCTCAGTTGAACCTGAAGGCCGCCCTGGCGAGCCCCGCGCTCACCGGGACGCCCACGGCCCCGACGCAGGCCAGTGCGGACAACACCACGGCTATCGCTACGACGGGGTGGGTCCGCTCGGCGATGTCAAACATCGCATCGGCGGCGGGCTTCGCTCTCGCAGGGGGGTCGGTCGGCTACATCAAGTTCCCGAGCTGGCTGGGCGGGATGATTATCCAATTCGGCACGAGCGTTGGCACGACGAATGCTGCGAGCGCATATGTCATCTCGTACCCGATCACCTTCCCGAACAGTGTCTGGACCGCGCTGTGCACCAACGGTGACGCGGGCGCTCAACTCGGCAGTCCCATCGTCTCGAACGGCGGGATGCAGGGTTCTAGCCTGACGGTCGTGTGGTCCTTCGGCCAGGGAGGCGTCGGCGGGGGCATTACCACCCGAACCAACTGGATCGTCATCGGAAACTGACCATGCGATTTTCTCCATCCACCCTCGGCTGGTATCCCGAGTCCATCGAGTACCCCAACCTGCCCAGCGATGTTGTGACCGTCAGCGAAGACCTGTACGAGTCACTCCGTGGCAAGCAGATCGAGGCAAGTCCTGAGGGCCGTCCCCGCGAAGCTCCTGCTATCCCCCCGGACCCCGTGCCCTCCTTGGTCTCGGGCTTGCAGGCTCTCATGGACGCCCAGGCGAAAGCCCTGGGTTACGACGACCTGAAGACCGCCATCACCTACCGAGGCGACCCGAACCCCAAGTTCGCTGCAGAGGCCGAAGGCTTCTTCGTGTACCGCTCGGGCGTCTGGACGACCGCCTACGCATACCTCGCTCGCGTCAAAGCTGGCGAGGTCCCCTTCCCCACCTTGGACGAGGCAATCGCAATGATGCCCGCCCTGAACATCACCTACCCCTCATGAAGATCACTGTCTTTGCCCACAACGGCGCCATCTCCGCAATCGCATTTCCTGGCGAGGCGACCAACTACAACGGCTCGGCCGTGCTGACCGTCGAGGTCGCCGAAGGCGAGAACGTTCTCGAGAAGCTGACCGAGGCCGGCGTGGGCGGCGTGGGCTCCCCCTACCCGGCCGAGAAGGTCGAGGCGGCCAAGCCAGCCCCGAAGAAGAAGTAAGCGATGGAAGACTCCCTGTCCCTTCGCGAGACCCTGTTGGCCCTTGTGGTCGTGGGCCTCGTGGTCGGCCTGGGCAAGCTGCTGGCATCGAACGAGAAGCTGTCCTGGCGCCTTGCCATCGGCCGCGCTCTCGTGTCGGCCGGCCTTGCCGTGGCCGCAGGCGCCCTCCTGGCGTTCATCCCTGGCCTGAGCCAACTGGCCGTGATCGGCCTCGCCGCTGCGAGCGCAGTGTTCGGTGAGCAATTCCTGGAGAAGCTCATCCACCTGAAGTCCGGCACGCCCTGATGCCGGCTCGTCCCAAGGCGCCCCCAGAACTCCTGGGGGTCTTGGGGCAGTCCGTGACCCTCTGCATGCGGCCCCGCGCCGACATGCCGGAAGCCTACGGCGAGTGGCACGAGGAGCCGCGCCGCGTCGACCTACGGGACGACATGACGGCCTTCGACCTCCGCGACACGGCCCTCCATGAACTCATGCACGCCATCCGCGCCCTACAGGGCCGCGAGTACGGCGGTGAGGTCGAGGAGGACTACGTGCGCTCGCTCGCTACTGGGCTGACCGTGGTGTTGCGCGACAACCCCGAGTTTGCGAGATGGCTCATCAAGCACCCGAAGAAATGACTAGCTCAACCGAGTTACCTGCCGTTCCTTGAGGATGAACGCAATGTGCAAGCCTAAGACGGACGTGAGGAAACCAAACACCTTCAACGTGATGCGCTCGAAATCGGCTCGTATGTCATCCGTCAGCACCATCGGGGTGGGAAATTGGTTGTTGCAGTCCCGAACAAACAAGCGCGTCTTTTCTGCAAGGTCCGCCGGTTCGAGTCTGTGAGCCAATTGGTTCCGAAGTCCATTCAAGGCCTTGGCCATCGCGAATACATAGTGCCCAGGTTCAGGGCAGACGCTTCGCACGAGTGCGAGCGAGGTCGCAAACATCAGCCGGGCCCCATCGAGTTCTCGTGGGTGCGGTAAGCGCCGATCCAAGTAGTCCTGTAGCACCTGCTCCAGAGCGAGATGCGCTTTCAGGATTGCAAAGGTCATATCGCCGTCAGCCGGTGTCAGGTGCGACAGGTAACGGCCGAGATCGGCTTGCAGGCTCTTGTAGTCAAAACCGGCCATCTAACTCTCCCCACAAAAACATGATCCTACCGTGAGCAACGAACCAACAATCCGCGACGCCTTCGAGCGGGCGCTGATCGACGGGCTCAAACCCCAACCCCTAGTGGGCAAGGAGGGCCCTGTGAAAGACCCGGTGTCCGGTGAACTCCTGACCGGCCCGCCCGAGGCCAGCTTCCTCTCCGTGGTCCGCGCCTACCTCAAGGACCTTGCGGGCGGCGGCGACGGGACCAAGGTCCCGAAGACCGGCCAGCCCCGCGATGGCGGCATCCTGGCTGAGTACATGCAGACCCGAGGCAAGGGCCTGCCCTTCGGCCGGCCGCAGTGATCCTTGAGCCCCAAGACCTCGCCCCGGCCGACAAGCCGTACAGGGCGTGGTGGTGGGACCGTGACGACCCCGTGCTTGCGGACTTCCGCAACATGGCCTACCTCGTCTGGGAACACCTGGCGCTCCCCGCGCCGACCCCTGCCCAGTACGACATCGCGTACTTCCTGCAGCACGGCTGGGCCGGCTATGGGATCGATCCCGAGGGCAACTACCGCGAGTGGTTCGGACCCGAGGAGGTCGAGCCTGATCGAACCGGCTGGACCAGGCTGCATGAGCCCAACCCCCTGGGCCGCGAAGATGTCCTGGAGGCCTTCCGTGGCATCGGTAAGTCCTACCTGACCTCGGCCTACGTGCTGTGGCGCCTGGAGCGCAACCCCTACGAGGAGAAGTGCTTGATCGTGTCCGCCTCGGGCACGAAGGCCAAGGAGTTCGTCTCGATGACGAAGACGCTCCTGAACACCATGGACCGCTTCGAGCACCTTCGCCCCCGCGAAGACCAGCGCGACACGGCCTATGCGTTCGACGTGAATGGCGCCAGCATCTCGCAGTCGCCCTCCGTGAAGGCCGCCGGTATCACCGGGCAGATCACGGGCTCCCGTGCCACCCTGATCGTCGCGGACGACATCGAGGTCACGGACAACTCCCGGACCGTCGAGGCCCGCGAGCGGCTGCTCCACAAGACCAATGAGTTCTCCGCGATCAAGGTGACCGGCTCGGCCGACGTGATCGGCCTGGGCACGCCCCAGACCGAGGAGTCGATCTACACGAAGCTCATCAAGGACCAGGGGTTCATGGGCTGGATTCTGCCGGCTCGGTATCCCATGCCCGACAAGCGGGCCAGCTACGTCATCACCCGCGAGGGAGGCTTCGAGCTGGACTGCCTGTGCCCCCGGGCGCGAGCAGTGGACCAGAACCCCTCGCTGGCCTGGAAGCCCACGGACCCGGATCGCTTCAACGAGATGGAACTCCTGAACCGGGAGTCCAAGGGCCGCGCCTACTTCGCACTGCAGTTCCAGCTCGACACCAGCCTGAGCGATGCCGAGCGCTACCCGCTGAAGCTCAACGACCTCATCGTGATGGCCGTGAACGCCTTCAAGGCGCCCAAGGTCGTCCAGTGGGGCAATGACTCCCAGGGCAAGAACAAGCGCGTGGACCTGCCGAACTTCGGCTTCACGGGCGACTCCTGGCTCGGCCCCCTGTTCGTCGATCCTGACTGGGTCGAGTTCGAGCAGAGCGTCCTGTTCGTTGACCCCTCGGGTCGCGGGAAGGACGAGACCGCCTGGGCCGTCGTGAAGGTCCTGAACGGCATGCTGTACGTCACTGAGGTCGATGGGTTTGCTGGCGATCCTGGCGAGGCCATGCTCCGTGTCGCCTCGGCGGCCAAGACGCACAACGTCGCCACCATCCAGGTCGAGCCCAACTTCGCAGGCGGGGTCTGGATCGCTGCCTTCCAGCCGGTCCTCTCGAAGGTCTGGCCGCCCAAGAAGCCTGGGGACACCGCAGGGTGCTCAGTGGAAGAAGCTGAGTGGAGCCGCAACCAGAAGGAAGTGCGGATCATCGATACCCTGGAGCCCGTCATGACCTTACACCGCCTGGTCGTCGATGAGCGCGTGGCACGCGACAGCGTCCTCATGTACCAGCTGACTCACATCAGTCGGGAGAAAGGATGCCTGACGCACGATGACCGCGTGGACGCCCTGGCCGGCGCGGTGAGCTACCTGCAGTCCTCGCTGATGCAGGACGTGGATGAGGCCGTCGCAGCGATGCGGGAGGCCGAGGAGGATGCTGAACTGGAACGGTTCATCCGCTCACACGAGCGCATGAAGGCTGGGGACTACCGGCGCTTCCAGGTCGATGCTCCCGATGACGAGGAAGACTACGAGGTCTTCAGCGTCACGATTCACTGAGCCGGCTACACCAGCAGCTTGAACAGGACGAAGGCAGCGATGAAGGCGATGATGGTGACGGCGACTTTCATGGCCCGGGATCATAGGAGGTCCCAGGAGGCCCTGGACGCCCTCGCCGCACCTACGGCTTGCCCCGTTTGTGAAGTCAGCTCCCAGGGGCCTTTGCGCCCCTCCTGGGCCTATCTGTGATTCACGTGAAACACTCGTGCTACATGAGGTCCTGGGAGTCCTGGGACCCGCCTTGAAAAACCTCCGAGAAATTCGTGACCACTGCTTCGCCCCGCCGCGCGAGCAGGCGCCCCCGTGGGGGTGGGTCGACCCTCTGGCGAGCCCTCCCCTGGGCCTGAGCCGTCCGGGCCGCCCGTGCCTCCTGGGTGCACTGGCTGTCCTGGGCGTCCTGGGGCACAAAGTCCCTACCGTAAGTCCCTACCCTGTGCCATCCATGGGCCTTGCGCCCCTCTGTAGTGAGCCTTGAAGCCATCGGACTCTAGGAACGAAGCACGGCCAAACCCGGGCCGCTCGGGCTGTCCTGGGTGTCGTGGGCCGGCCTGCGAATCCTGGCTGTCCTGTGCCCTCCTCGCGCCACCTGGGCGCCCTCAGTAGCTCTGTTTTGTGCAACCGCATGCACTCGCGAGCTACTGTTTTTATGTCCTGGGCGTCCTGGGTCAACCTGGGCCACCGGGGCCACACCATGCGCTAGCTCAGGGCAACCTAAGCAACTCACGCTATGTCCCTACGATTCAGTCGGAATAGCATTGTCGGAACGTAAGTAACTCATGCTATGATTCGTTCACGCTGATCGCAGCGACTGACGCAGACGGGGCAACGTAGACCGGCCGGATGGCCCAGACACCAAGCCCACGAAGTCAGGAAAGGCCCTAGTGGCCCGGGATCGCCCGGCATGGCTCATTAACAACCAAAACTAGCACGAGTCGCTCACACAAAGGGCGACTCATGAAAGCAAAACCCCATGCGCATTGGCCTCGGCGAGTGCGCATGTTGGATTGCTTTTCAACCACCACCACCCCGAAGGAGTTAACACCATGGCCCTCAATCTTTCCTATGACCTCATCGACGTAAGCGAAATCACCGACCGCGTAGACGAACTGCGCGAAGCGCGGGAGGACTGGGCGCTTGATGCGGCGCAGGACCTCGACACCGAAGGCGCCCGCAATCTGTGGGCGACTGAGTTTCCCGAAGACGCTGAAGAACTGGCAAACCTCGAATCGATCCTTGAAGACCTTTGCGGCTATGGCGGGGACCACCAATGGGAGGGCGACTGGTATCCCCAGACCCTTATCGCCCGCTCCCACTTCGTGACCTATGCGCAAGACCTTGCCGAAGACTGCGGCATGGTGAACCCGCATGCATCGTGGCCAAACAACTGCATCGATTGGGAGTTCGCAGCCTCCCAGCTTGAGCAGGACTACTCCGAAGTAACCGTGAACGGCAGCGAGTACCTCTATCGCTAGTCCACCGCGCCGCCCAAAACTAGCACAAGTCACTCACCAAAGCTTCAGCTACAGCGCCTCCCGGGTGCTGTGTCGGGCGCTTTGACCCGCAACCAAGGAACACAAATGGAATTCGCATACATCAGCCCCGAAGCATGGGAACTCGCCGCCCTCTCCGATGCGCTGGATGACCTCCTAGCCGCTGCTGCTACGCAAGGGGCCGAATGATGGCGCACACATTCACAGCCCACAGCGAAACCGTGGAGGGGCAATACACCGTTGCCCTGTTAGTCGATGGCCCAGACCGCTTCACCGTGGTTTACGGGGAGCAGCGAAAGACGGGCCTGCGCTACGAACAAGCGGCGCGGGAATACGGCGAGTGCCTCATGCACTCCCTGCAATGCGCTGGACAACTGGAGGTCGCCTGATGCTGACGGCTGAAGCCATCCAGACGACCCGCGAATGGTTCGCGCAAAACGCCCTCGATTGCATCGCCGAAGTGCAGAGCGGCGCGGTGCGTGTGAACGACCCCGAAGCGTACTTCGCGGAGTGCCGCAAGCGCCGTGAGGAGCACCTAGCGGGCAAGTGGGACCACACCTTCACTTTCCGCCAGCGTGCCTACGCCCATCAAACCGGCGAATGGGTCGCCCTCCTCCCCTGACAGCACGAATGCAAGGCCATGCCGTGGCTTTGCGTGGGCGCTGTTGCCCGATGACAAGGAATCAAACCATGAGCAACGCCAGTAAGCCGGGAACCCCGGACGCCACCCCGACACCACGCACCGACGCCGAGCACTACACCGTTGAGACAGCGGCGAACTACGGCATGGGCGACGAGTACGCGCACCACGTAGTCGATGTGGACTTTGCACGCACCCTTGAGCGTGAAGTGGCCCTACTCACCAAGGAGCGGGACGGGCTGGCGCAGGCGCTGTTTGATCTCGACTGCATGAACTGGCTCGACGCTGACCCGTGCGATGTCGACGAACTCGCGGACTACAAGGCGAACGCCCGGCGCTTGCTGGACGCGCTCCGCGCATCGGGCCACAGGTTCAGCGCCTGATGTTCACCACGTCCACCGGCCGCCGCTATCGCCTCCCTTCGGCACGCGTGATTCGCAGAGCCCAACTCTGGCGATCAATCCGCCGCGCCTGTGAGGCCGTAGGCATCGCCGCGCTTCTCGTGTCGCCCTTTCTGGCTGACGCCTTTCTCCGCTGACAGCACGAATGCATGCCTCTGCCACGGGAGACCGTAGGCGGGCGCATGCGTGGGCGCTGTTGCCCGATGACAAGGAATCAAACCATGAGCACCTATTCGACCGTCGAGGACTGCATCGAGAAGTGGGGCTTCTGCCACTGGCAGGCGCAAGAGGTCATGAGGGAGCGCGATCACGAGCGCTGGCTGCGCGAACAGGCCGAGGCCGCCAGCGCGGTCACAAGGGACCAGCGAGACGGAGCCCAGGCCGTGGCCGATGCAGCCGTAGGCAACCTGCTCAAGGTGACCGCACAGCGTGACGCCGCTACTGCCGCCCTCGACAAGCTCCTCGAAGCCTTCCGCGACCACGACGAGCTACTCGACAACTACATCGACACGCACGGCGCAACGGGCGCGGAGCGGAGCCGTTCGATCCGCAACTACCGGGCGTTTTCCATCGCACTCCGCGTGGCCCTCAAGGCTCGCAGCTAACCCACGGACCTCATGAAACACCTGCTGACCCTGGCCCTCGTGGCCTCCCTGGCCGCGTGCGCCTCCCAAGCCCCTACGCCCGCCCCAGCACCCTGCGGCCCGGTCGTGAACCCCTATGTCACTTGGCCGAGCCCGGGCGTCCCGATGGCCCGGAAGTGCAAGAGCCGCTAGCGAGACAGCACGAATGCAAGCCGCGCCTGTGGGAGGCCGTAGGCGGCTTGCGTGGGCGCTGTTGCCCTACAAAGGAGAACCCTTATGACCACCACCGATGCCCTCGCGTTGGCCCGCCTCGCGGACCCAGTCATCGCAGAGACCATCGAGACCACCTCGGGCTGGCCCTGCACCGCCTTCGAGCGCTATGCGTCCTCGTGCCTCCTGGGCTTCGCGGACCGGGCGCTGGATGCACGGGAGGCCGCGTGAAAGACAGCTTCATTGACCTCGCCCGCTACGCCGGGACCTACGGGGGCTACAGGCCCGACCAGAAGTCTCGGTGGCGCATCGGTCTGCTGTTCCAACAGGGCGGCCTGTGGATCGGGGCGCACTGGTCGAGCTATGAGCGCCGCTGGTGCGTCAACCTGTTGCCATGCGTGACCATCTGGATCATGCTGCCGGGCGGACGGCCACCGCGAGCCACGACGAGGGGTGCCGCTTGAGCCGCCGCATCCCCAAGGCCCCCAAACCCGCTACCATGCCGACCATGGACGCTCAAACCGCTCGCCGTGTGGACGTAGAGATCGCGAAGCTCATCGCTGAGTCTTCCAAGCTCAACGCCGAGTCGCACAAGCTCCTGGCTGAAGCCTCGAAATTCCGCCGCGAGGGCGCGTGGTATCCCGTGGTCCTCATGACCACCGCAGTGGGTGCCACGGCCGCTGTCGTCAAGCTGTTTTTCTAATCCCGACGTAGGCGCCTGCTCATCCACTACTGGATGTATCAACAGGTATACTGGCGTCTCCGCAGCACGCGGAATCGCTGACCTCTCGGACTTCCTACGGCGCAGTTGCCGACCCGGACCAGCGCAAGCGCACAGAAGGTGGCTTGTGACTCTCACACCCAGCCCGCACTCGCGGCTCTGACGGCCCACCGGGCCAACCCAACGACGACACGAAAAGCACGGGCCTAGCCCTGTGGGCCTCGTCACGTCTCTACCCGTTGACAGCACGAATGCATGCCCCTGCGCGGCGGGGGTATGCCTGGGCGCTGTTGCCCTTCTCTGACCACTTGGACCTCATGACTGCTATCGCGCTGCAAACCATCACCCACACCCTGGCCGCCGGCAACATCGCCTCGCCGATCCCGCTGCAGGCCGCCGACAACGCTGTGCGGCGCTCGCGCCTGACGCGCCTCTCGGCCGGCCTGTACCGCGAGACCTTGACCCGCAAGGCCTACCGTGACCTCCTGACCGCTGCAGCCGTCTTGCCGGGCACCCTAGCTGCCATCTCGTTCACCAAGGACGACGGCACGCCCAGGACCATGGTCTGCCAGCCCCTGCCGGACCTGGACGAAACCCGTCGCTACATGACCGTCTGGGACGTGCAGGCAGGCGCCTACCGCCGCGTGAACCTGGACGGCGTCCTCAAGGTGACCCTCGAAACCGGCGCCGCAGCACGCGGCCTCCAGCCCCACTGACAGTGCGAATGCCAGCCCTGCGCGAGCCGAGGGCTTGCGTGGGCGCTGTTGCCCTGCACTGGAGCATTCCGACCATGATCGTTTACCAAGCCGATAACGGCTCCGACAACAAGACCTTTGGCACCCTGGCCGAGGCCCACGCGTGGTGCAAGAAGACCTGCGAAGGCGTCTTTCGTGGCGGCTGCATCATCGTGCAGGCCGACGTGCCCCTGGTGAAGGAGAACATCTTGCGCCTGCTCAACCAGGAGGGCGGCACGCACCAGTACACCGGGCGCCGCTGGAAGCTCACGGCTCGCGGTGGAATCAAGGAAGTCGACGACCCGGAGGCCGAACTGTGATCGCCGTAGGCCACATCGTGACCATCGCGCTACACCGCATCTGGAACCCGAACTGGGGCTGGCTCGAAGCGCCCTGCGTCGGCCAGCGCGGCACCGTGGTCAGCCTGCAAGGTGAACACGTCGAACTCTCACTGGAGTCGAAGGTCCGCTACCGCTGTGCCTTGTCGTGCCTGGAACCAGCGTAAGACGCTCAGAGGCACTCACGCCACCAAGGCCTTCCCCGGGACTCATTCGTGGGTCCTGGGGTCCACTGGACGGCTTCCTGAACCATCCTGACCACCACCTGACCTGAAACAAGCCTGCATGCAACCCACCGGATTAAACACACGCAAAGTGATGACGCTTGGGCCTCTATACCTCTTAGAGAGGGCGCCGCGACCACCGCGAGGCCTTGCAGGCACTCGGGAGGAAAAGTGCTTGTAGATCAAAGAGTTATCCAGAGAGTCCCAGGACTCCCTAGATGTCTTTTTCATTGCTTGTCGCACAAACGCGACATTATTGTGACTTTACTGATACACCAAGGAAGGGGATTCGAGCGTTGGACAGAAAATGCAAGCATACGTAAATGCTGGAGGAGGCTCGATGCCAAAGCCCTAATTGGCACGAGTTGCTCACAAAGTCCCGAATGACGCTGACGCCTATGATCGCAACTCATATCAAACCAACCTGAAACACCAGGAGAAAAAGCAAATGACTGTCCCAACGTCTAACACCGCCCGAATCATGCGTAAGCGCTTCGGTAGCTGGCTGAAGGAGACCCGCGAAGCCGCTGGTCTGACGCAGTTGGACCTCGCTGCACTGCTCGACTACGCGTACCCAACGACGGTGTCGCAGATCGAACGCGGTGTGTCGGCCTTGCCGCCGGCAGAACTAGCCCTGTGGGCTGAAGCCATCCGAGTGAGCCCGAAGAAGCTCGCGGAGACCTACCTCTACTACCTCGAACCCTATCTGTACGCCGCTGTCCACGGCCGAGACCCCTATGCTGCAGAAAAGCTGCCCCGCCCCGATCCAACCATCCGCCGCCGTGAAGCTCGCGCTTCTGGCTCGCGCACTGCGTGACGACCTGAACGTCCTGTACACCGACAGCATCACCGACGACGGCACCGACGACCTGTACTGCCCCTGGTTCACGGTGCTCGCGCATCGCATCGAATTGATCGCTGAGTTCGCCCCCGAGGGCTTCAGCCTCCGCACCTACTCAGGCCTCGAAATGATGAGCCTGAGCCACGACGAGTACACCGCCGAGCGCGTCCTGACCTGGTTTATGGGCCTCACGACGGCGGCTGGCCTCCCCCACATCGTTCACTGAGGAGAAACACGTATGACCGTTTTCAAGCGGCCTGGGTCCAACCTCTACCGGATGGAGTTCGTCTACAAGGGCGAGCGCTATCAGGAGAGCACAGGGACCAGCAACAAGGTCGAGGCGAACGCCTATGAGGTCCGGCGGCGCCAGGAGGTCAAGGAAGACCACGAGCGCAAGCGCCTGGGTGCCAAGCGGGCCACGCTGTACTGGCTGGCCCAGGAATGGCTCAAGGCCTCCCAGACCGAACTGCAGGACCACCGCAACAACGAGAGCCGTGTTCGCAAGCTGTTCGGAGACGAGCTGCAGCAACAGGGCCGCCAGTGGGTCCTGGTCGAAGGGGCTCGCGCCGGGCTTCCCAAGGACCTCTTGGTCCAGGACCTGACCCAGGAGATGCTCACGCGCCTCAAGCGCGACAGGCTGGCCGAGGGCGTCTCGGGTGGCACGGTGAACCGGGAAATCTCGCTGGTGCAGAGCCTGCTCGGATACGCGCCGTCGCTGTCGGTCGTGACGCCCAACCCGCCGATCATCTGGAGCAACAAGAAGAACCGCGTCGCCTCGCTGAAGATGAAAGAGGCCAAGGGCAAGCTGCGCTGGCTCACCCAGGAGGAGGAGTCACGGCTACTGGCCGCGCTCAGCGAGACTGCCGACAAGCGCCCTGGCGACATGAGCGCGGTGGACGCCTTCGAGTTGACCCTGCTGCTGTTGGACACTGGCGCCCGGTACACCGAGGACGCTGGCGTCCGCTGGGACATGATCGACTTCTCGGCCGGCACCATCGACCTCTACCGCCGCAAGGTGGACAACGAGTCAGTCTGGACCCTGCCCCAACGGTCGCTGCAGATGCTCAAGGCTCGCCGCGAGCGCCTGACCGAAATGGGCGTCCTGTCGTCCTATGTCTTCCCGAAACTCCGGGGCCGCACGTTCGCCAAGGGTGTCGACGCACCGCGTGGTCACGCCACCGGCAGCATCCAGACCCACATCGACGCCTGCGGCCTGAATGAGCACGAAGACAAGAAGGGCCGCGTCACGCCGCACACCTTCCGCCATACCTTCGCCTCGCGCCTGCTCCAGGCCGGCGTGAGCCTGTCCAAGGTGTCCAAGCTGCTCGGCCACGCCAACGAGACCACCACGGCGATCTATGCGCACCTGTGCCCTGAAGCCACGGGCGCAGAGGCGGCTGCTGTGCTCGACAAGCTGCATCTCGCGAATAAACACACGCAAGGTGACGACCCTGACGCCGTCCCTGCAAAAGCGAGTCCCTCCGTTTCCACCTCCGATAGCGTAGGGACACCCAATCAACTCGCGCTACTCCTGGCGAGCAATGATTCGCAAATCATTGTCAATGCGGGGGAAAGTGAGGATGGTTTTGGTAGGACGTGCGTGACTCGAACACGCGACCAACGGATTAAAAGTCCGCTGCTCTACCAACTGAGCTAA